GACCCCCCGAAACGCTATAACATCATGCCACCCATCGGTTTATTTTTTTGTCTGCCGTTCGTAGACCCCCCGAAACGGGCTAGACCCCCCGCCTCGAAGCAAAAAACCGCTCCTGAAGTATATCTCAAGAGCGGTTTGTATACGCTTTGTTTACGCGCTTACGGCTTTCGTGCGCCTTAAACTATTAGCTGACTTTTGTTTCGTGCGCCTATAACCGCTTTCCCCTCAATTTTAGGTTTCCGTGATCATACCAAGATATGACCTTCGGGGTCCTCCCTCCGCTGAATTTAACATTCGAGTATCCGAAATAGGCGATCCCCATTCGCTCCATCAACGCAGAAGGAGGCCCCTGAATGGCGACGACCTCTTGGTAGGTCGAGCCGAGGCCAAAACCATCGCGGACTGGAATCACTGCTGGAACTTCTTCATCTCCTACATGAGTCGTTGAAGTTATGCCGCCACTCTTCTCTGAAACGCCGATAGCCATAATCCTCGCGGAGTAGGTTTGATCTATCTGCGTGTTTCGTGGTGCGTAGGTGCAGGAGGCTATGAATGGGACGAGGAGTAGTAGTGAGCGTGTCATTGTATGCTTAGACACCTTTACGAGGTTATCGTTCAAATTTAATAACCCGCCCCAGGTACATGTTGAAATGTACCTAGGTATCTACTCGTCGAACCCTTTCATGCCGTCGTATACAACGTACAGTATAATGGCTGCTAATACGATATAAGCGATAATGTATCCCATATATCAGTGTTTCCTGATCCAGTGAAGCAGGACGAGGTTCGTCAGAAGAAGTGCTACTATGATTGGCATGACTCGGACCCTCCTTTAAGGGAGTACCACCCTTGGGTGTCTTTGAATACTTTACCCTGCGTCTCCATGTGTTCGAGGGTACGTTCTGCTAATTCTTTGGCGTCTGACCAGAGTGATTTTTTCGCGCCGTTTGGGTATATTTGGGCGATTACATCTAGCCTATCGATGGCCCCTCGTCGGCGCGATTCTGATTCTTTAAACGCCTGCATGACATAATGCTCAATGTTCATTCTTTGTCACCTCCTACCATCTCGTTGTAGATTTCGAGGTGTTTTGACACTTGTTCTTTGGCAGAGGTGCAGCCGTGAGTCTCCTTGAGTTTTCGGTAGTGGGCTACGGCTTGGGGCCATTGGTCGTGCCAGCCGGATGAGTTTACTAGCCTGTCGGCACATTCTTCCCAGATTGATTTAGCGTTCATTGTGCTCCCTCCATTCCACGTCCACCGCCCGATGGTCATTGCGTGCGTTTTGCAGGAGGATCACAGCATCAGCGAGAGTATACCCTTTCGCATCTTCCCCTAGGTGTAGCCGGATGCCGTAGAGTTCCGCCCTCGCCTCGTCGCGCTCGCGTTCTAGCTTGCGACAAAATTCCGCTTTGCACACGGCAATCAACTCCTCGCCTGAGCTGTCAGTCCAGCAGTGGAAATCTGTCTCTGGTGTTGGTTGGTTATTCATTTCGCGCCCTCCAATGCTTCTCTGGCAATAGTTCCCATCGTTTCGCGGTCTGCGTAAATATCTGTCCCGTCAATAAATAAATCCTCGATCTTCATTAACGCCACACGCGCCTCGTCGCGCTCGCGTTCTGTTTTTTCTAACTCATCCCTGTGAAAAAGGTGTATGATATTTCCATCGTGCCACATTTCCAATTCAGTCCGCGCCTCGTCCCGCTCGCCCTTCAGGGTTTTCGCCAGGTTAGAAATCTCCTCTAGGGCGATTTGAAGTGAGTCGCGCTCTGCTCGTAGTTCATAAACTGCTTTCGGTGTCCAGTCTACATCATGGCAACCGCATTCGCTTGAGCTGCGGGCGAAGCACTTGCAGCCCTTCCCCTCGTAGTATTTTTCTAGGTGTTTCATAGTGGTGTTTTTCTTTGGTTTTGTCGGAAATATGTATGCTTTTTTCCGCCAGAACTTTGTAGCTCGTAGAACTTCTTTCCCTTACCTGTGAACCAGTTAGCAAAGTGGCCGAAGTCCCTGGGTTCGGTGACGTTGTTATTGAGTTCGCACACGTCACATTTGCCAAAGTGCCAGGAGGCGATTCGGGGCTTCTTGGTACCGTGCTTCACGCCGCATTCCCAGCAGCACCAGTGCGGGTAGTCTCTAGTCATAGTTGCGGCAGAGTTTGAACATCTTGTTGATGGCTGCTCGGACATGAACCCACTCGTCCGCGTCGAAGCGTAGCTTTTTACCATCCTGGCTAATCTCTAGGAACTCCCCACCTGCTTCGTCGATGATCTCGATCTCGGTAATGCTCTCGGAGAAGAGTTGCTCCCCTTTGACCCCGACTATGATCTTCGTTATTCGTGTTTCGTATGTCATTTAAGTCCTAGTAGGGCTCTAAAGCCTTTGAGTTTTTCGTTCATATCCTCGAATTTTTCTATTTCGCTTTCGTGGACTTCGTAGGTTGTCCATTGTCGGGAGCAGCCAAGTTTCTGGCAGTACCGTTTCCGCATGACTCGGTTTCCCGTCTTGCGGGAATCGGATACCATTGAGTCGGAGTCACATTTGGGGCAGTGTTTCGCCATATTATTTAAGAGCTGCTATTCGGATTTTGTCTGCTGGGATTGTGAGAGCTTCGCAAACCTCATTAAAGAACCCGCTCTTGAAGAAGTGTTTCGCTGTCATTTTGTTCTTTGTTGCATTGGAGTTGTCATAAGTTCTTTTATATTCCGAGTCACCTCGGAGGTCTGAGTAGGCACATAGAATCATTCCGCATAGGAGGTTGCGGGTGAATGATAATTCTATGTGTAGTTGTTTCTCGTCTTCGGGGTTCATTGATTTATTTTGTAAAAAGTGGGTACCCGCCTTCCGTGGTTAGGCCACTCGCGGCGGGTGTACGAGTTAGAAAGAGGAAGGAGACCTGAACTCTCCCACCACGGCCAGGGCACTCACGGCTTGCCCAATAATTATGCGGTTATTACATTATTGCCGAGCATCATAAGTTGCAGGTTCTGGAGCGTCCACCCAAGGAAGGTATATCTTGAATTTGAGAGATTTCTTGGAAAGTGGGGACTTCGGCAGGACTTCAACGCCCATGTCCCCTCGTGCCGCTAGTTCGCGGAGCTTGAATGATAGGATGGTTTGGTTCAGTCCACGGAGTTGCTCGGGGCTATTCCTGAAACAGGCGCCTAATTCCTCTAGGATCGCTGATGCCGTTCCTACGAAGGGGGTTAGCCTCTCTGGTGCAGTGCGCCGTGACCACCATTCGTTGAGCTTCTCGTGAACGGCTCCGGTGTAGGACGATTGAAACTGCTTCTCCTTGATCTCGTTTGCAACGATAGCGCGGATTCCGTAGCGCCCACGGTTGTCGATGAGTTCGTCTGGTGGAGTCCAACTGAGAAGCCAAGCGAGGAAGTGGGGGAGTTCCGTTGTTTCAATGTTGTCGAAGACATTGGAGGCAGGGTGATCCGCCCAAGATTTCAAGTAGACGCCGATGATTTTGTCCGCGTTGGAGAGTTCCATCGTTGGCATGAGGCGGATAGAGACAGGATCGTCGTTCAGGGCAAGGACGACACGCCCCCGCCATTCGACCTCGGTAGGCGTCTGGTACTTTTCATGGTACATGTGACTGCCGTGGGCGACGAGTTTCTTGAGGGCGCTGGCGTAGGCGAGACGCTTATCCTCAGAGCTGGCTCCTTGGGAATCGTCAATAACTGCGAGTGGGGAGCGGAAGACCTCGGCGTTGAACCCTCCAGCTTGTCCGTTTGCCATGTTGGACATATCTGAAAACCCACCCATTGCGGGCTTGAGGATTTTATGAATCGTCCATGACTTGTAGCAGTGAACCGGACCAACAAGGGCCAATATTTGACCGATGGCTGGGTCGCCTGCTAGGGCGGTGGAGTAGAAGCGTTTGAACCAAGCGAAGAAAAGGAACTTGTAAGTATCTGATGCGAAGACGTTATCATATACTTGAGCAATGATCGGAAACTTCTCTCCCCAAGCGGAGGACGCATCTGCTGGCTGCATGACCTTCACGAACGAGAGGTTCAGGAACTTGCGACCTGACTTATCGACAATGTCGTTCTTGTCGTACAGGAACGGGGCTGCTCCATCTACGCGGCGAGTCTTGAGGATAGTCAGCATCGCCTTGTCGAAGGGGGACGCCGCTTGACCCTTAGCTGCCTTGGTTGTAAACCCGCGAACCTTGACATGGCTGGATACCATTACTGCGCTGAGAGGTCTCCAGAAACCATCCGCTGCACGGTCGTAGAATCCCTTGCCGTCGTAGGCGAGGTCATCAAACGCCGCTGGATCGACCATCGACCCTATGCCGCTCGCTTGGGCAAAAGCCCTATAGGCAGCAGCATCGGATTCGGGTTCAGAAACAGAAGGCTCTGCTCCCGCAGGTTGTCCGCCCTCGTTACCTTCGGAAGTCTCGTCAGCCTCACTGCTGTCAGGCTCCCTGGGCAAGCTCCCAGTGGGACTACTATCGACGCTAGGTCCCGAGTTATCCTCGTCCACTCGGTTTTGTTGGGCGCTGACACTTGCACTAGGGCGTGTGCCGATGAGTTCCCCGACAAGGTTATAGATGTGATGCGGATTGGGAGTTGTTTCAGGATCGTGAGCCATAGTTCAGGTGCTATATTGTCGCTCTCAATGAGGGCGTATTTGAAGTTTGTTGTGTTTTCCTCGGAGCGACGACTTGCTTTCCCAAGACGTGCGATCTGTTGGTAGTTTCCGGTGACTGGGTTCATTAGGAACCAAGCACCGTTCTGGTTGTGCCGGATGACTCTATCGAGTTCTTCCTGCGTGGTTGAGTGTGACCATACGAGCTGCCCTTGAGTGCGGTCGTTGGTGAAGATAATAGTTTTTTCGTTAGGTCCGAAGATGGCTCTGAGTGTTCCAGTAAGAGAAATCCAGTCTGGATCGATCGGGCTCAATGCCTTGATCTCCTCGAAGCTGGTCGGCCCTTGTGCCGTGAGTCGCTTGATTGCGGTTGGATCAACAGTGAACTTCGGGATATACTCGGCTGACGTCGGCCCTCCTTGCGTTGCCCTGCGGATCGTATTCTCGATTTCGCTTGGTTGTGGGGGGCGAGTCATCCACTCTGTAACGAGGTCGAGGATTTCGTCTTCTTCTATCTCGTTGCGGATGAGAGCACTCACCGCTGACATGAGCCAGCGATGGCATCCTTCCCCTGATGGGGGACAGTCGGCTACGCCAAACTCACTCGGGCTTTTTAACGTCATCATTTTTCGGTTCCTCCTTCTTCTTGAAGATCAAGTCGTAATTCTCCCTGAACTTTTTGTGGTCGAACCCTTTTCTTGTTTGGTCGCCCTTCCCGTTTCGTACTCTGATTATGTCTTGTGTCATAAATTGAATTTCTAATTGTATCTGCTGGCAAATTTAGTGTTTCGCATATTGTTTCGTAGGTGTCTGAACTTAGAAACTTAACTGCCAGTGCTTTGTTGGTTCCTTTGCAGAATTTCGCGTCGTGGGCCGATTGCTCGATTATGGCGCATAAAACAGCTCGCACTCCCACTCCGCAAACTTCACTATTTTGCATACCGCTTCATTACTTCTGCTTCCGCGCCTACTGGTAGCGTCTTGCACCACTCTGGCGTTGTTGACATTAGGGTTTCGATCTCTTTTCTGGAGTCTTCTGCGGTTGCTTCATCGACGATACAGACGACTTCATCGTGGACTCGCAGGATAACCTCGTAGCCTTTTTCCGTCACCGCCGCCACTCGATCCATGAAGACGTCGCGGGCGAAAGCCTGAGTGAGATTCTCAGCTAACAGCCCGCCGTAAAGTTTGCTACGGAGCATCTTGCCGTTGCGTGGGATTACTCCGCTATACCCCGTTTTATGAATTCCATTGAAGTCATTTACTTTTTCCCACTTTTTAGGGCAAAATGTTTGAGGTAGCCCAGTAACGGCACGGTATATGAGTTGACGACCGCTTGGGAGCGTAACAGTTAGGTGTGATCCTTGTGACTTTCTGAGGCAGTCTTCTAGCGCCCCCCACAATGCCACGATTTTCGGATTAGATTTGCGGTAGTCTGTGACAACGCGCTCCGCTTCTTGCGGTGAAATCTCCAACCCTGCCATCATTTTCGCTACGACTTGAAACTTGTTAGCCCCGCATCCGAATCCAAGCCCTAGGACGCGAGCTTTAGCCAGTTGGCGTAATGCTTTATCGACATCTTTGAGCGGACGAGGGTCATTGTAGCCCATCGTTGCCCTTGCGTGAGCCTCGTAGACATCAACGCCCGTGCGAAGAACCTCAAGTGTGGCTTTATCTCTGGCTAGATAAAGTATGCAACGGGCTTCAATTTGAGCTAGATCGCAGACCACGAGCATCTTCCCTTCTGGGGCTTCGATGAGTGAGCGAATATCTACGCCTGAAACTACGTCTCTGGGTAGGTTTTGAGCGTTCCAACCGCCTGATCCCGAGTCGCGGCCTGTGGTAGCTCCGAAATACTTCAAATCGTAGCCCATTCGACCGCATGGACGGGTGCGAGTGAGCATGGTTTGGATGGTTTTAAGGTGCTTATTGGCCTTTCGGTGGTCGCGGATCGCTCGAACCCAAGGATAAGTGTCTTGGAAGGCTTCTTCCCACCTCTGAGCGTCGTCTTCTTTCTCTGCGAAGCTCTCTGGAGCCCAAATCCCCTCTTTAGTGCATTGATCCCTGACCGCGTGAAGCGATAAAGCAGGGCGGTCGGGGTGCCAAGGCAGGAGATCGCGTGTTTTTTCGCTCGTTTCGGCTAAAGTTATAGCACTTTCGCGTAACTTCTTTATATTTACGGGCACTCCACGCATTGTCATCTCGCGTGTGAGCTTAGAAATTGTCCTTTCGCGCTCGGGCCACTTATCCCCATGCTTGAGCCAAAGATTCAGCGTATTCTCGGCATCCGAGAGGGCATATTTCCGAACATCTTCCTGAAAGTCTGGGGTCATGGTCGCCCACTGCTTCTTTTTCATCTTATCCCGCACGTCTTTTGAGATTTCCAGCCCTAGCAGATGGTGAGATGCCTCTTTCAAGGATCGCGGGTAGCTGAAAAAGGCGGTCATGTCTGCGGTATCGTAGACCTTCTCCGCGTAAACAGGCTGGACGATTTCTTTTTCAATGAGGCAATCCAAGAGAGTCAGATCGAATGCCGCGTTGTGCATGATCCAAGTCGCCCCGTTCACGACCTCCCAAGGGGCATCTTTTGGGTGCCCGACGAAACGTAGTCCGTTATCCCCCGCCATAGACACTAGGTAGATGTCAGTCGCCCGCGCGTAATGCCACCCACCCAGCGTCGTTATGCTGGTTTCATTGTCGTAGTACGACTCGAAATCAATAGCACAGATCATTATAAAAGCTCTGGCAACTGTCTCTCTTGTTTCAACTCAATGAGAACGTCGCGGACGATCTCAACTGTCGTGTAGTCTGGCTTAACGAGGATTCCATCTTCGTCCCTCCACTTAGAAAGCAAGCCGCAATCGTGGTTGAGGAGCGATCTGATTTCGTTGAGTAGGTCGTCGATGACTAGCAATGCGTCCACCCCCTTAAGGGCGTAGAGATGCTCGTTTTGTTCTTCTGGTAGATTAAATTCTAGTGTGGCTTTCATTTTGATGACTTGCTTCCTTCGCATTTCCATTTTTTACGGGACAGGTTGTTCGGGCTATTGGGGTCACTCTTCCAGTCACCCTTTATTTTTGCTGACCTAGCGCAGTAAGCGTCCCCCTTTGCTGTACCTGGCCTGATACGGTCTCCTCCGTCTTTTGCCGCGCCCGCTTGACCAAACTTGACGGTTTTAGTCCGTCCTGTTTCTGGATTTTTAACTATTTTTGCGAATCGTTTTTCCATAAGAGATATAGGTTGCATGGTTATTACTCCATGCAACCCATTTGTTGACTCAGGGGAGTGTGTTAATGAGTTCTTTTTGGGCTTCGGTTACGAGACCCGCCGAACGAATCGTCGGTGTCCACCATGACTTGTCAGCCTTAGTGGTGATGAGCGAACCGAGGTCCCACTGCCCACCTTTAAGACCGCAAGCTGCGAGGTGTGTGCGAAGCGAAGTTGCGATTGGAACTGCGACACCGCTGTACGATGTCGAAGCAAATGTTGCAACGGCTCGTGTGTAGCGAGTGCCGTCGGAAGCGATGTTGTAGAACAAGGATTCACTCTCTTCGCAAAGCCCCTCGATTGCCTGAATCAGGAACTCAACGGTGGCGATCTCCGAGAAGAAATTCGCCCCACGAGTCCAATGCACCTGACCCCCTACATCCCGCACCTGTGCGGCTGTGGAGAACATTCGGACTTGCGTGTTTTCACGGTCGTCGTAGGGAATATTTTCTTGATACTGCTTCATCATTTGCAACGCGATGACGCGAAGTGCGACTCCCTTTTTCTTGTCCTTCGGATCGATCCCACTGATCTGGTGTTGCTTGTCGAGAACCCAAGTTCCTGGGCTGAATTGATCCGCTAGAACGCCCGTCTTGTTGACGAGGTTGATGCGTGGGAGCTTCGTGTCGCTTGCGCTCCAATCTCCGATGAGCCCCTTGTCGGAGTAGTCATTGGTGCTGATATTTGCGAGCGCGTTTGCTTCCGGCTGCGTTGTTACGAGTTGTTTCGTGTTTTCGATTTCGTCGAATGATATGGTTGCCATTTTTAGTATTTTAGTGGTTTAGTTTTGTTGTTCTGGTTATGGGGTTATTACATGAGACGCGGAATTTATCAATCCGTTCAAACTATTTTTGACTTTTTCAAAAAAAGAATCGTCCCTTCTACTTTTGCCGCATTCGCGTCAATGAGAGCATCTCGCAAAGCTGTTTTAGACTTAGCCATTTGCCCTCGTTCTGCGGTGCGTGAAACAGCTTTTTCTAGTTCACCAATTTTTAGTTTGGCGCAAGCTGCGAAAGCTTCTGGGGTGATTTTATTTTTCACGACTTCCCATGCTGCTTGAGCGTCGGTGATGTCAAACGCACTAGAGCGTTCGGCAAGTTCCCAACCTGGGATTTCCACCCCCGAGAGTCGAAGCTCTAGGGCGCGGGCGTCTACTTTTTCCGCCCATCCCTTTAAGATCGGCGAGAGTCTTTTCGCTAATGCCATTTTCTCTGGATCGGTGATGATCGCGGGATCAAACTGCGGTGGGAGAGCCAGCTCGTCAGGCTGATATTTACGAGCGATGGTGAGGGCGAGGCTGTTGAGCTTCGGGCACTCGGCGCGGTGAGCGCACCATGCACAATGACCCCCTGTTAAATAGGCTGCTGGGTCGTTCCGCTTCGCGGCTTCAATGATCGCCGTTACTTGCGCTACGAGGCGGTCTAGGTCTTCTGAGCGAGTCCAACTAACTACGTCTATGATCCCTTGGAAGGGGAGAACAACGTGAACTGTGAGGGTTTCTACTCTTTCATGCGCGTGGAAAATGCCAATGGCGTAAGCCCAAAATTGAGGCGAGTCGGCTTCGTATTTTCCCCATGCAAATTTGTAGTCCACCAATTCTGCACTGGTTCCGTGAACCATGACGTGATCGATATGCCCGAACTGATCGAGTACTACATAACGACGCTCGCGAATATCTTCCACAGGTGCTTGGCACTTGGCTCGCAGAGAGGTGAGGTACTGCAAGCACAGCCCTGCACTTTTGCGGAGAAACTCGTCGTCGGCAGGGATGACATCGAGGTTTTCTTTCTCGACGGCAAGGTGCCCTAGGGAGCCTCTATCTGCTGCGGTAGTATCGCGGGTTTGGTCATTACGAAAGCCTGGGCATTTCGCTTTTTCTTTCAGAGAGGACGGCGAATGCTCGGCGTGTTCTCTCTCGTTGTTTGCTAACGCGAGTGAGACTTCTCTCACGTCGCGCAGTTGTGTTGTTGTGTCTGACATAATTCCTTCGTTAAAAATTGTTGTATTCTCGCGCTTGTGGGCTGTGAGGTGCAGTGCTGCTTGCTCCACGGTCCCTGAGACAAACAATCGGAGAACCAATGCGCGGTTTTTTCCACCAAATCGTCGGATGCGACCTATTGCTTGTTCCTCTGCGGTGCCGCTAAATTGTGGGCAGATTAGGGCAGTGCGTGGAGCGTTACCATGAACGTCGTGGAGGTCGATACTCTGGCCTCCAGCGCCGATTTGAATGACGAGGCAGCGGAGGATATTTGCCTGGAATTTATCGCGGCTCAACTGTCGCATATTCTGCGACACCCTCCCGTCTATTGTTTCGGAGATGTCGCCAAGAAGCTTTGAAGCGAGATCGATGGAAGCATGGAAGTTGAGGAACATGACTGCACTGCCTCCGTCTTCCACGATCGCTGCTGCACGCTCTACGAGGTAAGGAATTTTTATGAGTTCGATCGCTTGGCGCTGCCTCAAGTTCTTCACAGCCGCTGGGTCTTCGATGTCCACCATCTCTGAGTAGAGCTTGTGAATTTCTTCACGGTCGAGTGGTGATATAAAAATGGGTTCGTCGGAAAGCGTGAGGTCTGGGAGCTGCTCGCTTAAAACCGCGTCAGGCGTCCTGTTGCCGCGAGTTGTAAACACGGAATCGTGGAGGTGCTGCATTCGCAGTTTGTTTTCTTTTACCTTCGGGTCCCATTCTAGCCCGCCCCATTGACCTCGTTCGGCCCCCATGTGAGCGGCCCAGTTCCAGAATTGACGTGAGTGAAATAGCCCTAGTTTCACTCCAATGCTTTTCATTCGGAGCGGGCTCTCTGCGGCTGTGGCAGAAAGCATGAGAGTGCGGTAGGGAGAGGCTTCGAGCATCTTTCCGTTGGCGGATTTTATACCCGCGCACATGTGAACTTCATCGACTATGAGAAGGATCGATTCGGGCACCCATTTAAAATTACTACCCACTTTTTTTAACCATGCGGTGTTTCCAGCACGGAGTTTTTCAGGGTTCTCGACAAACACGGGATCAATGCCGAACGACTCCAGAGTGGCTTGCCACTTGGCTTTGACGCTCTTTGGGCAGATCACTCCGACTGGCAGCGCGTAGCGCCGAGCGACTTCACAAGCGATGATGGTTTTCCCCCCGCCGCAGCCAGTCGCCTCTAAAGAGGCACCGTTTGCATCTAGGCTTTTGAGGTTTTTTTCCACCGCTTCTTGTTGAAACGGGTAGAGGGTAAATTTCATTCTTCCTCGAATTTAGAAATCTGCGAACTGCATTTGGCGTAGCCTGCGATGTCGACATAAGTGTCGCGTGTGGGAGTGTAGCAAGCGCGAGCCATTTTGAGCACGATCATCATGTGAGCCACATCCAGAGCGGATAGCGGAGCCTCGGGCTCTTTCCTCGCTTTGAGGTACCAGTTCCATCCATCAGCGATTCTTTGGTGGTTCGAGGTCGCTTTGTCGTAATCTCGACGACGATCACCCGTCGTCACTTCCATTGCTGTTTCAAGTATGCTGTTCATTTAACTAGAGAGGATTCACGGAGGATGGAGATAAAATCTTCAGCGCGTAAAACGACGATCCATCCGTGGTCATTGCGCTTATGAAAAACGGTGGGGATTTTACCCTCTTTGGCGTCTCTCACCGCCTGTTCGAGCCACACATAGGGGTTCCCCGCCTCGACGCGCTTGCATTCGATATGCAGTGGGAGAGAGTCGCAAATGACATCGTCTCCAGTTAGTCCAAATCGCCCTTGGCTGAATTGAACTCCGCGTTTGGCGGGGAACCCCTCCTCGGTCAGAAAAGAGGCCAGCTCTCGCTCGCCCCTAGCGCCTTTCGCTCGTGAATTTATTTTTCCCATGCGGTGATGTGGTTATTACATTTAGACTGACCCTTAGCCCACTTGGTAAGGTCAGCTTCTTTGTATACGAACTTTTTTAATCCGAGCTTCCGGTAAGGAAGGTGCATATTATCGCGCCAGTAGGCAAGGTTGCCACGGGAGACTTTTCTCCCGAGCAACTCGCTCAACCGCTCTATTGCTGCTTCGGCCTCGTATGAGGCTTCGGCGTCTTTCCCTTTTGGGGTAGCCCCTTTTACTTCGAGGCTTATTTTGCCGTCCCCCAGAGGGGTTGCGGTGAAAGAACTGCATTCAAGTATTAGTGTCATATTTGATACTGGGGGGAGTTACCCTCCCCTTGTAATACAATTTTTAAGTGGTTATTATGCAATCAGACTTTTCACCGAGTAGTTCTGAATCATCGGAAGCGGACCTTACCATATCTTCTACAAATTCCGCTGCTAAAACTTCGATTTCGACGCCACTATTTTCAGCGAAGATACGAAGTTTCTCATGGATTGTGGAGTTTACGGCGATGGTGATTTTTGTCATATTGTGTATGGTCTAAAACTGCACCGTGAGGGTTAATATTCACGAAATGGCAGTTGGGGTTTTGGTTTGGGGGTTAAACGCTCGGCTTATCTGCCGAGCATAGCAATTTTCTTCAAGCGTTCGAGTGTTGCTAAGTCCAAAGACTCAGAGACTCTTTCGTCAGGGCTGTCTGATTGTTTTTCAATCAAGTGTCTTGCTAGTGAGATTGTTTCTCCACTTGGGTCTTCTTTCTTCAAGAAGTCTATAACCGCTTGTCGGATGAGTGCGCTAATTGTCACCCCTTTTGCACCCGCGAGCAGAGTGATTGCTTTATTGTTTAATTTTGATTCAACATACGACACGCGGAGCGTGCCTTCTCTTAATTTATTTGGCATTTTATTTCAGTTGGTTGGTTTGATGTGGGCCCCGCTGTCTTACTCATCTCGATTAAATCGGGGTTATTATCTTAGACACCATGTTTGCACAGGTGTTCAATCTTTTTTTTGTTTTTTTTATGGGATAGTTTTAGGCGCATGAAAGTAAAATCTTTACCACGCTAAAGCGATCCCTTTTTTCTTGGCAAACTGGCGAACCACATCAGGGGTGATGTTAAACCACTGTTCCGCTGCAACCGTGGATACAAGCGCCTTGTAGTGCTTTTTTAGCATATCGACTGAGTTCCCCGCTACCTCTGATGTCAACTCGGAGTTACGATGGAGCGCGATATGGTAGCTGCAAAACGAGTGGCGCAGCGCGTTGTCTTTTGTGAACTTGGGTTTCTTCTTGGCGCATCCGCCGCTGCTGTCTTCAACCCCGCACAGCTTGAGCACGGCTTCGTCTGGCGGCGTTATTTTTATTATCTTTGCGATCGGTCCTTTTTCAGGCGCGAATCTATCGAGCCAAACTTGGAGGTTGTCGGGGATGTTGAGTGCTCTACCTGTCCCCGTCTTAGTTATCTCCGGCCCGAGCCGAATCATTCTTTCCGCGAACAGAATATTTTTTCTGGTGAGCTTCCGACTACTAGCCTCTGATCTTCTAGTCCCGCCAAAAGCCATCAGAGCGGTATAGGCTAAGAACCTAGGTTCAGTAGCCGCGAATATCGCACACAGCTCGTCAGGTGTGTAGAACTCAGGGGTCACTTCTTTCTCCGAGGGAAAATTTGTCTCCATTTCAGTTTTATCCTTTGAGATGAATCGTTGATTCTTTTTCGCCGCCCACCGCAGTAATGAGGAGAGGGTGCCGAAAAGATTTCGCATACTTTTCGGGCTATACTTCGACTTACTCAAGAAGGCCAAATACTCTTCAGGTGCGATAGTATCTATGAATCTTTTTCCGAATTCAGGCTCCCAAGCATTCCGGTGATTTCGGAGGGTCTGGTAGTAGCGCGAGGATAGCTGGCGTTCTTCGGCTTTCGCGTACCACAGATTCCATACTTCGGAAAATGTTTGTGGGTTCGTGCGCTCATGGAACTTCAAATAGAATTCAACCGCGACGTGCATCGGCGTTGATCCTAGACGCTCCTTGCACTCGTTGAAGTAGCTCACGTCCTGCCCGCTCAGGGCCGTTACGCTTCCGTCACAGGTTGCGAGGTGCCTCACAATTCTATCCGCTTCTGCGAGTGCCGAAGCTTCCGAGTTGTAGCTCCTGCGAAAAGTTTTCTTCCCGACTTTCCATGCCAGTCGATGTGTTGTGTACGGGCCGCGATCTAGTTTGCTGATCCGCACAATGGCATGACCGCATTTTAATATTGTTGTTTTGGCGTCAGGTTTTTCAGTCTGGATTTTCATTTTTCAGTTTGTTTTTGGTTTGTGATTATGTCCCAGAAGTTGGGACAAAACGTGTTATTGGGTGTATTAACCTAATACAGTTTTATACAACCGCAAATGAAAAAACCCGTATCTTTACCTAGTGAGCGGAGATTTTGTCCCAGAAAATTTTGGACAAAAAGGGGCAGCGCATACGGGATTTGAATTCGACTACGATTTTGTATAAATAGTTTATAGATCAATGGTTTTTGCAAAGTCGTATTTGACCTTGAACCAAGTTAGACCTACCTTGTCCCCAGATGTTCAAAAAAAGTTCGGGGACGTTCGTTGATGATGGCAAGACGCCAGTTCCAAAAGGTAGCATAGTTAGATACGGTTTTGTTTATCCTCCAGGCACCGCTGACTGGACGATTGAACTTCATGCTTACCGCAGTATCGCTCCTGACGGAACGCTCCGTGAAGATAATTTTCGTCGAGCCGCGCAGATGTTTTTCTCGAAAAGTTCGGAGCCTTTTGTTTGGCACCCTTGGGCTGAATCTATGTTGCATGAATGCTGCACCAGCCAGTTCGTCGGGTTCGCTGGTTGCGGCTCCTCGGGTAAATCCGATTTCATGGCGGTTTGGATTTTACTCAACTGGCTCGCGGCTCCGTACCACACGCTAGGACTGCTGACATCAACTTCGATTCGTGACTCTAAGAAGCGTGTGTGGGGTGCGGTGCAAAGATACTGGCCCGCGATTAAGGCTGTTGCCCCTGCGAAGCTCACGGATACTCCAACTCCGGCGATTTATGTTATGCGAGACGGCGCTCGAATGGAGCAGGCGGGAATTTATTTGATCCCCGCTGAAGCTAAGAAGACCGCAGAAGTGACGGGAAAGATGCGAGGCATGAAAGCCCCGCGAGTCTTTCTGGCAGCGGATGAGTTGTCGGAGTTGTCTCACTCACTCCTTGACACTGCGATCTCCAACTTGAGTAACAATGCGGTTCTCCACATCTGCGCGGCGGCAAATCCTGTCTCTTACTACGATCCATTCGGAAAGTTCGTTGAACCGAAAGATGGATGGTCTTCCGTGTCGGTAAACGATGATAGGTGGGAAACCAAGCTGGGTGGGATTTGTTTGCACTTTGATGCGCTGCGAAACCCAAATTATATCGCCCGTGAAAATCTTTGGCCCATTCAGAAGTTCGAGAAGATCGATGAGGCACACGATCGACTTGGCGAGGACTCTCCGATGTTCTGGCGCGACTTCAGGGGCTTTTGGCCTCCACAAGGAGTCAGCAAGGCGATCTACAGCGAGAGTGAGATAATAAAATTCAAGGGCGACCAACCTCCCATCTGGCAGGGTGGAACAACGCGCATTGCGGGAATCGACCCATCGTTTGTTTCGGGTGGTGACCGTTGCGTTCTTTATGTCGGAAGCTATGGACTTAATAGAGATGGGAACGAGCAGGTATCGTTTGACAGCTTCCATTACATCGAAGACGACGCGAGTTCTAAAGACCCGCGCACTTTTCAAGTGGCGCAGAAGATCGCAACCATTTTGGATCGCGAGAAAGTCAAGATGCAATATGTCGGAGTGGACGTGACGGGCGGCGGCGTTCCATTCTGTGACGCTTTGTCACGGGTTCTTGGAAGCAATGAATTTTTGCGAGTCCATTTTGGAGGGTCGCCTACCGAGCGTCCCCTTTCCGCTTACGACTCGACTCAGGCAAAAGACAAATACATCAATCGAGTCACGGAACTTTGGTTCGGTGCGAAGGAGTACCTTCAGAACGGGCAACTTCGCGGCATTGTCCCCGACCTCGCCCAAGAGATGACCGCCCGAAACTTTGAAACCCGAAAGTCGGGCGGCATGAAACTCTGCGTCGAGCCTAAAGCGGATATGAAATCTCGGATGGGACGATCCCCCGACATCGCTGATGCGGCATTCGTTCTTCTCGAAACGGTTCGTGAGCGGCTGGGACTTAGACCGCCGCAGGAGGGTGGGAATGGAAACCGAGCGGGGACTCCGTGGCGGCGGATGATGGATAAAAAGTTTGCCCCTAGGAGAAATACTCCTTGTCTTTTAACCCCCTAGGGTGTATTAACCTTAAAGGTTATTATGAATCTCAGCACTATAACAAAAGTCACTACCGCAAAACTCGCTGATAGCGCGGTCTCCTTGGCGAAGTTAGACTACGACGTAATCGAAAAGTTTGATGACAAACAGAACGTGGTTACGGGGGCTATTACTACCTGTACAACAACCAATTTAACTGCTGGAGCAGTCGTCATAACTAACGCGGCAGGCAAACTAGCGGTTTCTACTGGAGTCCAAGCGGCTGAACTAGAGTTCCTTGGAGGGGCGAATCATAACATCCAAGCTCAACTTGACCGCATAGGCTTTATGCCGATTACCGACGTGCTAGTAATTGCGGGCGGAGGCGCGGGTGGGGGTCAACTTTACGCGGGTGGGGGTGGGGCTGGAGGATTTTTACAGGAGTCCGTTCAGTTTATAGCAAATCAAAAGTATGCGGTTTTTATTGGCGCTGGCGGGAGTTCGTCAAATACAAAGGACGGAGACGAATTCGCCACGGGATTTAAAGGTGAACCTTCGGGAATATACGGGCCTGGGGTTAGGGTAGTGGCTGAAGGTGGAGGAGGAGGTGGCTCAGGTGCGGCAGCTAATGGTCAGTCACGAGGCAAAGATGGGGGCTCGGGTGGTGGTGCTTCGGGGTATGCTAAATATGACGGAGCGGGGGGTGACGAAACTTTTGGGCAGGGAAAGCGCGGCGGTAGAGGAGGTTTTTACGCAGCGGGAGGCGGTGGAGGCGCGAGTGAGGTAGGTTTCAATGGCGTTGCAAACACCGATGGGGGAGCTGGCGGCGATGGCGCGGTTTGGTCAAAAGCAAAAACGGCTGGGGTAGCCACTTTTTCTGGGTCCGGCGACTCCATCGCTACAAACAAAATAACTTTTGCAGGCGGAGGCGGAGGAGGTTCGGGGCAGTCTCCCACAAGCACCAGCAAAGTATCGGCGGGGGGGAAAGGCGGCGGGGGCACTGGGGGTAACGAAAGCCTTTTAGCGCCTACTCCAGGATTGGCTAATACAGGCAGCGGAGGAGGGGGGATGAGTGTTGAGTCTCCTGACACAAAAAACGCATCTACCGCAGGGGGCTCAGGACTAGTTTGCATCAACTACCCCAAGGGATTTATAGCCTCGGCTATTGATAAAGGCGTTGTGCAGAAGGATAAAAACGGCAAGAATGCGGCTGTTTTGTTTAAAGTATCGGGGTCTCTTTTTTGGCTTGCCGAGCCTCCTACTGTAACTACTGCGAGCGTTGGTGGGACTGTAGGTGTCACCTTAACTTACCAAGTTATTGATAGTGGTGAAGTCGATAAGTTTGCGTCTTCCCTTACAGTGGTTGGGGTGGCTTTCAGCACTGACACGGGTACCTTTATTGGTATTCCGACAAAAGCGGGCACCTTCGCCACTACCGTCACTGCGAACCTCCTTGATGGCTCAACCAACGTCGGCACCGGAAAGGGAATTATTACTTTTACAATAGCTAAAGGGACTCAGGTGATTACCCAAAATGATAGCTCCGTACCTATGCAAGTCGGAGACCCTGCATACTCGTTAGGAGCGGCTACAACATCGGGGCTTCCTCTTACTTATACGTCCAATAATTTAACTGTTGCTACAGTGAGCGCTGCTGGGCTGGTTACTATTTTGGCTGCGGGGACTGCTATAATAACTATCTCTCAGGTTGGAAATACCGATTGGAAAGCCGCCGCCAACCTCACTCACACCGTAACCGTAACTAACACTTAAATATGCACTTTGCAAAAGTAAATGATGGAGTTGTGACTAGAGTGGTTGTTGCAGATAGCCTTGAAACTCTTCAAAGTATAGATTCAACTCCTGGTAGGTGGATTCAAACGTCTTACAACACTTACAGGGGAGTGCATTCTCAAGGCGGAACCCCCCTCAGAAAGAACTTTGCGAGCACTGGTTTTACTTACGACTACGAACTGGACGCGTTTATCCCTCCGAGACCTTCACCTGAACATACTATTCTTAACAAGGACTTTGGAGTATGGGAACGTCCGAGCCTGCCAGAAACTTAATGGAGTCTACTGAATACCCACTTACTATTGAGCAAGGCAGCACGTTCCAAAAGCAACTGCGGTGGAAAGTGGACGGCGTCCTTATGAATTTGACCGGATACACTGCCAAGATGCAGCTCCGCAGGCGAGCTAATGCGGCTGTTATTTTTGAACTGTCGGATTCTAATAGTCGGATACTTCTAGGTGGTACTGCGGGAACTATTTCTATGGAGGTCACTGCTGAAGATACCGCGACTATCCCTGCTGGAAATTACGTCTACGATTTAGAACTTACATCAAGCTCGACTACAGGGAAATTACTCCGAGGGACGGCAGTTGTTTCAGGGGAGGTTACGAAATGATCGCGGCTACCGAGTACCCATTTTCGCTTACGAAGGGCGAGGCGTTTAACAAACAGTTCCGTTGGACTGTTGATGGCGCTATACCTAACTTCATTGGGGCTACCGCAAACATGCAACTGCGTAGAAAGCGCACAGGCCCTGTTGTTTTTGAGCTTTCGAGTGAGAATAGGCGAATTATTTTAGGCGTTCGAGCCCAGAACTCGCAAACTAGGTCAGTTGCGGCTTCAAACTCTAATCAATCAAACTTCGACCTTTTTTTAACTGATTTGCAGCCGTATCTCACTGTTGAATCGAGCGGAGACGTAAACCTGAGTCCTGGTCGCCCCACGGGCGATTTCAAAGCCCCCTCCCAGCTTGAGATTTACGTTGGGGGGGTACTTGTAAACAGCAACAATAATTTTACTGATATTTTAATGCCCAATAGGGGTCAGGTTAGTGCCCGTATACGGGACTCAAGGCATCCCGACAACATAGGCTTTTATAATGTAACTATTACTACTTCGGGTTTTGCTCCGTTGATAACTGTCGATCTTTCGTCCGAGGACACCCGAGCTATCTCTGAAGGAAATTATGTTTATGACTTAGAAATTTCTAAGGACGACGTGGTTCGCAAGTTTATTAAGGGCACGATTGTTGTAATGGAGGCTTCTGTATGAGTGATATTATTGAGATCATCGGCTCAGGACTCACTGGGCCTCAAGGACCTAGAGGGCTTCAAGGGCTATTAGGCCCTGTGGGCGTAACTGGACCTAAAGGCGACACGGGGGCTGCTGGGACGAATGGGGCTGCTGGAGCACAAGGTTTTCCAGGCATCCAAGGACCTAGAGGGCTGCAAGGACTGAAAGGCGATTCTGTTACTGGGCCTCAAGGCGCTCAAGGATTAGCTGGCGCGGTCGGCCCTCGTGGCATTGAGGGGCCAATCGGCCCTCAAGGCATTAGCGGCCCTGATGGAGCTACTGGCGCGGTCGGCCCTAGGGGCAATACCGGCCCCCAAGGAAGTCGCGGCGATGCAGGACCAGCCGGAACAGTCGGCCCTCGTGGATTGCAGGGATTTGATGGTGTAAAAGGGGATAAGGGCGACCGTGGCGATCGCGGATTCGTAGGCCCTGCGGGACCAGTCGGTCGGCAAGGTGAAATGAGTAGAGCATCAGTAATGGCGCTCTCAATAGCTTTAGGAGGCGTATGAAACAGCAATTTAAAGGACCCATCACGTTAGACATCGCCGCAAGGACGGTTACGCTTCACGACATTCAGTTGACCCCTGACCGAGTACTTCTCGTCGTCAACGCGACAGTAGGTTACATTTACCATAATTTTTCTATCGACGACCCTGCGGTAATCACCACAGTCGTTCGAGCCCCCGCCTCATCGACATTATGGCCCGACATGGTTGACGGGACGGATACTGTAATTCACTTTTCGGACTACAAAGACTGCGACACCCACCAAAACTCCGACGCAATTTCTGTTTTTTACGAAGATGGCGTTGACTTGGGCAAGCTCATTAAAGACGAGAGCGACGAGACGCAGACACTCCTCCAGGCAGAGTTTGACGAAACTCAAGTCCAACTAACCGCTTTCCAAGTAGAGGTCAAAGCGGAGAACGACGAGACGCAGACACTCCTTCAGGCTGAACTTGACGCGACTCAAGTCCAACTAACCGCTTTCCAAGTCGAGGTCAAGGGCGAGAGCGACGAGACGCAGACGCTTCTCCAGACTGAGTTTGACGAAACTCAAACTCAACTCACTGCCTTCCAAGTCGAGGTCAAAGCTGAGAGTGATGCTACTCAGACACTGCTCCAGACGGAATTCGACCAGACGCAGACGCAGCTCACCGCTTTCCAAGCCGAAGTCAAAGCTGAGAGTGACGAGACGCAGACGCTTCTTCAGACTGAGTTTGACCAGACGCAGACGCAGCTCACCGCTTTCCAAGCCGAAGTCAAAGCTGAGAGTGACGAGACGCAGACGCTTCTCCAGACGGAGTTCGACCAGACGCAGACTGATCTAGCCGCGTTTCGTACAGAAGTTAAATTGGAGAGTGATGAGACGCAGACCATTCTAAACTCCAAGTTGCCAACTTTGGTCAATGGCAGAATACCTGTTGTCAGCACGGACGCCTACAGCCCTATGAATGGGTATTCTACAGCAATTACAAACGGTCAATACGGTCCAACGACGATCACTTATACAAAAGCCGGAGTTGTAGCTTTAGTAGTTAATCTCACTTATGACGCCAATGGAAAACTTATTTCAGTAGTATGAGATTTTTACTCAACCCTATTTCAGGTCAGTTGACCGCCGCTCCATCCAAGGAGATTATTTATTCTGACACGGCTCCCTTTGCGCCACTTGAAGGACTCCGCTGGGCAGACACAACTACCCTTCGCGAGTATATTTTTACTGACGGGTATTGGATCGAAGTCGGCGTTGGATTTGTTGGACCTATCGGGCCTACTGGCTTGACTGGGGCCACGGGAACCGCTGCAACCCTTGCAGTGGGTACAACGACAACTGGGGCGGCGGGCACTTCTGCGGATGTTTCAAACTCGGGCACTTCTTCTGCTGCCACTTTAAACTTCACCATTCCTAAAGGGGTGGATGGGATAAACGGAGCGGTTGGGCCGATTGGAGATAGCGCGTACCAATCTGCGGTTAAGGGGGGCTATGCTTTTTCTGAGGCAGCATGGGTTGCCTCCTTGAAGGGGGTTACGGGAGACGCTGCAACCGTTGCAGTGGGTACGACGACGACTGGGGCGGCTGGGACTTCTGCGGCTGTTTCAAACTCGGGCACTACGTCAGCAGCCGTTTTCAATTTCACTGTCCCCAAAGGAGACGTAGGCGCGACTGGAACGGCTGCGACGGTCGCAGTGGGTACAACGACGACTGGAGTTGCTGGGACTTCTGCGACGGTTTCAAACTCGGGTACTACGTCAGCCGCCGTTTTAAATTTCACTATCCCTAAAGGTGATACAGGTGCCGATGGCACTAGCGTCGTCATTAAAGGGTCCGTTGCAACTTCAGCCTCTCTTCCCACTATTATACCCATGCAACCCCCGCCGACAATTGGGGACGTATGGATCGCGAGCGATACTGGTTTTGGATGGGCGTGGAGTGGAAGCACTTGGTCGAATGTTGGTAAGATTCAAGGGCCCGCCTGTACTGTTGCAGTGGGTACCACTACAACTGGAGTTGCTGGCACTTCTGCCTCCGTCTCAAACTCAGGAACTTCTTCTGCCGCCGTTTTCAATTTCACTATTCCAAAAGGGGACGCTGGCGTTGCTGGACCCCAAGGCATAAAAGGGGATACGGGGCTGACCGGAATACAGGGGCCCGCTGGCCCCGCACCTAGTGGAACGGGCGCGGTCGTTGTATCCAATGGAGTTTTACAAACTCCAATCGTTGTTGCTACCGCAAATACGTCTAGCACAATAGTTCAGAGGGACGCATCAGGAAATTTCTCAGCGGGGACTATTACTGCGAACTTAGCTGGAAACGTAACGGGGAATGTGACTGGGACAACTAGCGGAAACGCGGGTAGCGCAACCAAGTTAGCCACTGCACGCAACATCAATGTCTCTGGGGACGTGACTGGAACGGCTCAGGCATTCGACGGTTCTGCAAATATCACCATCCCAACGGCGATTACGGCGGACTCGATTGTCAATGCCGACATTAACTCAGCCGCAGCTATCGCGGACACTAAACTAGCGACCATAGCGACAGCAGGGAAAGTATCAAACTCCGCTACCACTGCTACGACTGCGAATACCGCAAACACAATCGTCGCTCGAGACAATAGCGGCAATTTCTCAGCAGGGACTATTATGGCAAATTTAACTGGTAGTGTCAGTGGAAATGCCGCCAATGTTACTGGTATCGTCGCTATCGCCAACGGAGGAACTGGATCGAATTCCGCCGCCGCTGCTTTGATTGCTCTAGGGGCTGCCGCAACTTCGCACCAGCACGGAGCAGGCGACATCACCAGTGGAACTCTGGCTAACGCTCAACTCCCTGCAAGATTGCAAGCGGCTTCGCAGACCATCACCGATTGGAACAATGCTGTTGAGAATGGGTGGTATCAAGGAAGCCAAGCAGCAAACGCTCCCGAAGGGGTGCTTGATTGGTGGCTTGGGTATGTGGAGACCCATTATGCCCGTTGGGTGACTCAAACGGTTCACCGTTTCACCGTAGACGCCCCGACAAATACTCAGATTTGGAGGAGGAGTTCTGCTGATGCAGGTGCTACGGTATTTAGTCCGTGGTATAAATTGCAGCTATCCCAAGGCGAGCAAGACGCTCGTTATGCGGCTACCTCGCATACGCACGACGACCGCTATTACACCGAGGCGGAGACGACTACTCTGTTGTCAGGAAAGGCAGCAACTTCGCACACGCACGACGACCGCTACTACACCGAGGCGGAGACGACTACTCTGTTGTCAGGAAAGGCAGCAACTTCGCACACGCACGACGACCGCTACTACACCGAGACGGAGACGAATTCTCTGTTGTCAGGAAAGGCAGCAACTTCGCATACGCACGCCTACTCGCAAATCACTGACAGCCCTTACAAAGACGGAGTGACTGTGGCTACGACCGGAGCGCTTGCGGCGTATGGTTCTCAAAAAGATGCCCCTTTACTTTTAACGGGGGACGTTCAAGCCGCTACTTACACCCCCATTCCAATAATTGATGGCGTTACTGTGACGGTCGGGATGCGAATCCTTGTTAAAAATCAAGGTCTAGGAAATGTCAACGATCCTTTCTACGACTACCCTGAAGAGAACGGTATTTACGTTGTTACGAGACTCGGTACAGCTACTACAGGCTGGCTGCTAACTCGTGCTGCCGACGCAGATTCAAATTCCGAACTTGCTGGAGCCTCTGTGAGCGTCGATAGGGGAACTGCCAACGGGGGGAAGTTGTTTAAAACTTCTTTCAATTCGACTAACACGGTTGGAACAACCGCTTGCAGATGGCCGCAAATTGTGACAAGTGATTTTAGCGAGCTATTCCCAGCAGGAGCAATTATGCCCTTTGCTAGGAATAAGGTTCCTGCTGGTTGGTTGGCGGCAAACGGATCATTAGTCGATCGCACTGTGTATGCCAATCTATTCGCACAAATCGGTGAGGTTTATGGGGCTGGAAATGGGTATGGCACTTTTGGTTTACCTGACCTAAGAGCGTTTTTTGTGCGCGGGGCGGGAACAAATGGTGACGGGACTGCCTCTGGAGCTTTTGGTGCAGATCAAACTGACGCCATCCAAAACATTATAGGGAAAATAAATTTGAGCACAAATGCAGGATTTAATGTGACTATGTCAGGTGCATTTTACTCAACCGAGGGATCCACATCCACCCAAGTTCGTTTTGGTAGTGGAGATGCTGAAGGAGATTATACTTTTGACGCCAGTAGGGTTGTACGAACTGCTACTGAAACTAGACCCCGCAATATTGCAATGCTTTACTGTATTAAATATTAACTATGAAAAACGCATACGCATTTCATCCCGAGACCCGAGTTTTTATTGGTATCGAGCCCTCTCAAGAGTCTCCTTTGCAGCCAGGGGTTTTTCTGTTGCCCGCAGGATCGACTTTTGAGGAGCCACCACATGCTGAAGGCAAGCAAGCGGTTTGGAGTGGGGAGTCTTGGGCGTTGCAAGACTACCCCTCGCCCCCTGAACCCGAGCCTAAAGCTCCTTTGACTTGGGCGACAGTTCGAGACCGACGAAACTCTTTGCTTTTTATCAGCGATTGGACCCAACTTGCCGATGCCCCTCTGAGTTCTGAACAAAAGACCGAGTGGTTAATCTATCGGCAGGCGTTGCGCGATGTGCCCCTTAACTTCAACTCACCCGAAGAAGTTGTCTGGCCTGAGCAACCTTAATACTTATGATCGACTTTCCAAATAGCCCTAGCGTCAACGATATTTTCACCGTCAATGGCCGAGTTTGGACGTGGACAGGGTCTGTATGGGCGGTAGTTGTCTCGTCAGCTCCTCCTGGACCCGCTGGCCCTACGGGACCCGTTGGACCCGCTGGACCCGCTGGCCCACAAGGCCCGCAAGGAAATTTAGGTTCTGATGGACCCGCTGGCCCTGCTGGCCCTGCTGGCTCTACTGGAGCCCCTGGCCCTCAAGGCCCTGTCGGCCCCGCCCCTAGTGGGACTGGCTTTGTGAGTGTCGCAAGCGGGGTACTCGAAACTCCGTCCAACATTTTAGATTGCGGAAACTACTAATCTACCCCCATAACATAAACAACAACAACAAAATATAAAATATGGCAACACCTATTATTCAAATCAAACGGGGTTCTGGTAATCCCCCATCGCTGGCTCTCGGTGAGTTGGCATTCGACACAACTGGAAAATCGCTCATCGTCGGAACGGCTTCTGGCCTTCTCGCCGTGGGCGGCGAACTCGTATTCGCAAAAAAGACCTACGCTGACGCTGCCGTCCTCGTAGAGACAAACCGTGCAACGGCTGCTGAAGGCGTCCTCACGACGGATTTGGCTTCGGAAGTGACCAACAGAACTTCTGCTGACGCCGCCCTCGGCGTTCGTATTGATAACATCCTTACCAATACAACCGCAGGGTCCCTCGATTCCCTCACGGAAATCGTATCGGCATTCCAAGCGGCTGATAGCACCCTCAATGGAGCGATCACTACCCTCTCCAGCGCAGCGAGCACTGGCCTGACAAATGAAGTAAACCGCGCAACGGCTGCTGAAGGTGTCCTCACGACAAACCTGGCGAATGAAGTGACCCGTGCAACGGCTGCTGAAGGTGTCCTCACGACCGATTTGGCTTCGGAAGTGACCCGTGCGACTGGCGCTGAAGGTGCCTTGAGCACACGCGTTGCGGCCCTCGAAGGGTCGGTTGACGGCGGCACTTACTAAGTGTAAGGTGTAATAACCACATATCCCCAACCCAAGTCCTCTAGGGGGATCAAAACCCCTAGGGGCAACCCCATTCTATAATGGACACAAAAATTATACCTAAAAAGTCGGTTCTCTTGGGCGCTGTGCCCCCTAGCGGATCACTCGGTCTTGGCGAGATCGCCATCAATCACGCAGACAAAAAACTTTACGCCAAGCATCCCAATGGGACAGTACAGGAGATCGGCGGCACTGTGGTTCACTCCCACGACGAGCTTTATTCCGCCGACTTGTCTAAGCGTATTGAGCTACAAAACGACGGCACGCTTGTTTCAACTGGAGCGACGACCAAAACTTTCACTCTCCCTAGCGCGTCGGGTACGATTGCTACGCTGTCCGACATTTCTGGAAGCGTATCTGGAGTCACTTCCGTCAACACCCGCACGGGCGCGGTGACGCTCACGAAATCCGATGTCGCGCTTGATAATGTGGACAATACGTCAGATGCTACCAAGCCGATTTCTACGGCTACGCAGACTGCTCTGAATGCCAAAGTCGGCTCGGTCACTACAGGCATTGCTCCCGCAACGCCGATCACGAACATGATGCAAATTACTTTGGCAGGGTATAATGCGATAACCCCTGCGGCGAACACGCTTTACATAATTGTCGGATGATTTTAACAAATTCCAGCGCGGCGAAGGTTGGCAATAGTAATGTTACGGCAATAGCATCTGCAACTGCGACTCTTCGTCAGATTATGTGCTTTGCGGCGACGACGATTTCCTCCGCGATTACAGGCACAACTGGGCTTGTTAAGAATGGGGTTGGTCAATTAACTCTATCTGGAGTCTGCAACTATACTGGGGCGACTCAAATCAACGCTGGCTCCCTTGCGATCACAAACTCTTCGACACTTAATGGGGTTATTAGCGGAGCGGGATCGCTGACAAAAAGTGGTTCATTTGCTGTAACTATTGGAGGCAACAATACCTACACGGGAGGCACTACATTTTCGTTGGGAACGATAACATATGCGTCTGGAAATGCTTTTGGAACTGGGCTTTTTACCGCGCAAACCGCGACACAAATTATCACACCAAACAATGTAACTTTGCCAAATAATTTTTTGGTAAATGCTGGAGCTACTTTGCAATATCGCACCACAGGCGCACCCACGATAACAGTGACGGGCAATATTGCAGGGAGCGGAAACATAAACAAAACGGGCAATGGATACTTAGATTTAACTGCGTCAACGCTGAGTTACACGGGATCAACGACCCTTCAAGGTGGGTTCATTCGAGCTAGAAAAACTACTGGAGCGTCAACGGCAACCGCAACATTCCAATCTGCCCCGGGACTTTCGTTGGTTGTTTCGTTTAATGTTTCCCCGCCATCTGGCACAACAACCTTCCGATTTTTCGCAGGAACGACGACGCAAACTTATGCGTCAGTTACTTTGGTGGGGCTTCCATCTGGCTCAACCGCAACTTATACCTCCGCAACCTCAACCCTTTCAGTTACAGTCCCATGATCTCACCTAGCGAAAACGGTTGGTCGTTTGACGATTCAAACTCGTGGAAACTCGTCCATGATGGAACCAATATTATATTTTTTGAGCAAACAAACAAATCAATCTCTACACAGAGTATTTTATTTACAGGGACTCAAGAAGAATGTGAGGCGGAAATTGCACAACTAGGGTTGAAACATCCGCACGAAATTGAGGAGTCAGAGGAGCCATGAAGCAGCAGTTCACAGGCCCCATCTCGCTCGATGTAGCAGCTAGAACGGTTACGCTGCACGGCATAGCCCTGCCTGCTGAACGCGTTCTTCTTGCGGTCAACTCTACGGTTGGTTTTATCTACCATATCCATGAGCATGAGCCAGCGAATATCAGCACCGTGGCGGATGCTACGGGTGGGATTCTATCTGCGGTAGGCTACGATGCCATAGGATCATTTAACGGCAATCTCAATATCTACCAAGGTGGGATTGACAAAGGCGGCATCGTTCACATAAGCGGCGGTGTAATAACCATTGTCAACGAGGGTAGTGGTTACACAGCAGGGTTCGCTAATACGGTTGGAGGGACAAGGCTTGTCATAGCCATCGACCCTTCTTTCAGCACGGTAATCCATTTTGCGGCTTACAAAGACTGCGACACGCACCAAAATACTGATGCGGTCTCTGTTTTTTATGAGGACGGCGTTGACTTAGGGAAGCTCATTAAGGACGAGAGTGACGAGACTCAGGCGCTCCTTCAGGCTGAGTTTGATGAAACTCAAGTTCAACTCACCGCTTTCCAAGCGGAGGTCAAAGCGGAGAACGACGAGACGCAGACTCTCCTTCAGGCTGTGTTCGACCAGACGCAGACGCAACTAACCCCTTTCCAAGCGGAGGTCAAAGCGGAGAACGACGAGACGCAGACACTCCTCCAGACGGAGTTTGACCAGACGCAGACGCAGCTCACCGCTTTCCAAGCGGAGGTCAAAGCGGAGAACGACGAGACGCAGACACTCCTCCAGACGGAGTTTGACGACACTCGCGCTCAACTAACCGCTTTCCAAGCGGAGGTCAAAGCGGATAACGACGAGACGCAGACCCTCCTCCAGACGGAGTTTGACGACACTCGCACTCAACTAACCGCTTTCCAAGCGGAAGTCAAAGCGGAGAATGACGAGACGCAGACCCTCCTCCAGACGGAGTTTGATGCGACTCAAGTCCAACTCACCGCTTTCCAAGCGGAGGTCAAGTTAGAGAGTAACGAGACGCAGACCCTACTAGGCGCGAGGCTTCCAGTTCCAGACCCTAATGCAGGCTCTCCAGTCTTAAACATCCCCAACTCTAGTTACGTCATATTAAATTCAGGCCCACATGGACCTACTACAATCAGACACACTTCGGACGGAGTTTCGACTTTGATTCAACTTTCTTACAACTCGGGGGGAGATTTAACACTTATTGAGCCGGTATGATTGATAACCTGAACAAAACCCTCGATGTCGGCTTGAAGGTGGCAACACCAGTCGGCGTAGTGGTCATGCTTTTTATGCAGTCGCAGTTTGTAACGCGGGGTGAGTTTGCAAACTCCAGCGAGCGAGTTGATGCCCGCCTGAGCAAAATCGAAACCGTTCTCGTTCGCATGGAGGCGGGAGCCGAAGCCGATAAAAGACATGACGTTTTGTTGGCTGATCACGAAACGCGCATACGCAATATTGAAAGAGTAACCCCGAAATGAAAACTAAATTACTGCTACTCTCTATTTTATTAGTAACTGGGTGCGTCTCGGTACCGATCCCCCCCGCTGGAGACCATGTTGGCGAGCTGGGCTACGTCAAAATTTCTCTCAAATTTCAGTATCTCCCCACAGAACCACCAAACCTCGATTGGTTTAACCCAATAGTACCACAACCTAAATTGTATAAGGACAAATAATATGATCGCATTAAACTACATACTCGCTCGACTCGCTGAAGCCTCAACTTGGAGAGGGCTTGCGTTCGTTCTCTCCGCAGCAGGCGTGACACTCGTTCCAGAGCAGGCAAATTCTATTGCGGCTGCTGGGATGGCAGTAGTCGGCGCAATAAACGTATTTCGCAAAGGGTAATATGGAAGCGAAGCACATAGCGTTATCGCTGATTGTGTTGTCGTTCGTGTTCCTTGGAATTGGAATTTTCTTTATTTTAAAATGATTCATAAACTTACCGCAATAGCACAAGCCGAGATCGGCGTCCTCGAAATTGGGGGTAATAACCGTGGCTCTAGGATCGTTGAATACCAACGCGCAACATCATTAGTGCCTGATAATTGGCCCTGGTGCGCTGCGTTTGTGGATTGGTGCATTCAGCAGTGGATCAAAGACCCCGAAGCTGCAAATTGGCTTAAACTTCAAGTGCGTACCCCCGAGGAGTGGCGACCCAAAACCGCGCTGGCGTATGGTCTAACCACTTGGGCTAAAGCAAGGCCCGCGACGACGACGATTCTCACGGAGGCGGACACCGCGAGACTCGGGGATATTGTGACTTTTGATTTCAGCCACACGGGTATCGTTCTTGAAGATGACGGCAAGTATATCGTTACCGTTGAAGGCAACACAAATGGGAAAGGCGACAGAGATAGCGAGAGCGGAGACGGCGTGTGGAGAAAAATCCGCCGCAAAACCCTGGCAAAAAACTTTATCCGCATACACCCTAGGGCCTAATGCCACCTAAAGTATCCAACGCATACCGAGGGAAAGTTTTATCTTTTATTAAGAGATATAAGTTAAAAATGGGTTGCGCTCGCTGCAAAGAGAACGGGAATGCCGAAGCTTTAGATTTCCATCATATAAACCCCGAAACTAAAGTAAACCCCATAAATGTGTTAGTGAGAACCTCGGGGCTTCTAGCCGTCTTGGAGGAGGTCGAAAAGTGCATTGTCCTCTGCGCGAATTGTCACCGAAAAGAACATACGAGGAAGCCCCGTGTTAAAAAGCACTAAGATACGAATTCGAGGCAAATGGTGGCGGCTTGAAATCAAACAACTTGCTCCGGTTAAGCGCGAGGGGTCTTGGGTTCCCCTCTACGGTCTATGTAATTATGAAACTCGGGTGGTTACTTTGAACCCTCAGTTTGATATGGGCGCAACCCTTCTACATGAAATCACCCATGCCTGCCAACCAGACCTAGATGAGGTCACGGTAGAGGAAATCGAAGATGCCCACATAAATGCTAAAAAAGCCCTCGAAAAACTAATTGCGAAATGAATAATAACCTTGTAACCTCACGGCGATGCTTTTAATCCTTCCCTTTAACCAAAACCATAAACCCCTTTACGAGCATATCGTCGCTCTTGGCGGGGATGGGGGGCACGATTTGTTGCTTGTAGGGAGTAAATCCCATGCGCGTATGATGGAGGACGCGGTCGATGAGTTCACAAAAGTCTTTGCCCATGTGGATGTTTTCGCAGTGGATGGAGAGCCCAGCAGAAACAGGCTTTTTTCCGAGACTGTGAAATGGCTTGATCTTGTGGCAAACGAGGCTCCTTTTTATTGGTTTGAAGATAGCGTCCCTGTCCGAGCCTCGTGGCTGGATGACATTTATATGGAGTATCGAATCAAACAGACGCCGTACCTTGGGGCCGTGGAGGCGTCTATTGAGGTGGACCCCGCTACAGGGAAGAAGTTTGAGGAAAGCCCCCGTTTGATGGCGTCTAGCATTTATCCCGCAGACTTATATCAGCGGTCTACCCTCGTTCGGCAACTCTGCTTTCGAGGCGCACCCGCTTGGAATGTCCAGATGCGGTTTGAGATTCGACGCGAAGCCACGGTGTCCGCGCACATTCAGATGATAGGTGGGGCGATACTGCCCGCAACTAGTGTAATAACTGGTGCCAACGACCCGACAATTTTACAACCAAAAAAGGAAAAAGACCATGCACGAAAGTAGCTCTCTTGAAATAAAGGGGTTAGACCCTATAACGGGCGCAGCCCCTAAGTGCCGCGTCGATAATGTGGACGCGGGCAGGGCGATTTACCTTGCAACAAAAAAAGCCGATGAAGGGAGCAGCCGCAATCGCGCCTTGATCGACAGTATGTTCAATGGCGCTCCTCCGTTCAATGCCAACGATCTGATTGAGATGGGGCAGGGCGACCGAACGAACCTCGATTTCGGCGATGCAGCAGCCCTCAAAGACCAAGCTCTTGCAGGCTACTACGACTTGACAAGCTCAGTTGATAAACTGGCTCGCGTTCAAACAAGCCACGGCGCACCCGAGCAGCAAGCCGAGTGGAATGAAATCATTTCCGAGGAGTTCCATCGCACGTTAAGGGAATGGAAGGAGTTTGAGTTTAACCACCAGCGACTCTGCGACTACTTTGTGAGCCACGGCGTCGGGGTGACTTTCTTTGAGGATGAAGTGGACTGGCGCTGGCGCGTTGCCGGGCTTTCGGAGTTCCGCATCCCTAGGGCGACTAGGGCTAGTGAGCATGAGATCGAAGTTGCAATGGCTGATCGCGAATACCGCGCCGACGAACTTTACGCATTCATCAAAGATGCTGAGATCGCTGCGGAACTTGGGTGGGATGTCAAAACCACAAGGTCGGCTATCCAACGTGCGTGCCAAGAAGACCAATCCATGAGTCTTGGAGACTGGGAAAAACTGGAGGTGGAGCTTAAAAACAACGACATTCTGTATGGTCACGCCAAGAGCAAAGTGGTGAAGGTCGTACACATGTGGGTGCGAGAATTTTCGGGCAAAGTCTCTCACTTAATGTTCCTCCAAGACCCTTTGAATAGTTTAACAAAAGACGAGAAATTCCTATTTAAGCGGGAAAATCGTTTCGAGTCTCCAACGAATTGTTTTGTGACATTCTGTTACGGGGTAGGCAATGGGACTTACCACGGCATACGCGGGCTTGGGTTTAAAATTTACCCCCACATTCAAGTCCTGAACCGCTTGCGATGCGGAATGGTGGACGGGGCTCTCTTGTCCTCTTCCCTCATTGTTCAGCCTAGCGACAGCTCCTCTAGGGCGATTGACGACCTGACTTTGACTTACTACGGGCCTTACGCGCTCTTTCCGCCAGGTCTCAAAATTGTTGAAAAAGCAGTACCGAATTTGCAACAAAACATCATCCCTGTCATATCCGACATGGCGATGCAGATGCAGAATAACGCAGGGGCTTACCAGACTCGCGCTGCCGCCCCTGATGGACAGTCGCGAACTGCCTATGAAGTACGAAGCCAGTTGCAAAAAGAGGCAACCCTGTCTTCTGCCTCGATCAACCTTTTCTACCATCCGTGGAAACGCCTGTTGGCTGAAGTGTATCATAGATTATGCCGCGCCGACTATAGCGCCCTAGAGCCTGGCGGTCGTGAGGCGATTGACTTCCGCAAACGCTGCATTAAACGCGGCGTCCCGCTGGAGGCTATTATCAAAGTCAAACAAGTCGATCCTGTCCGCGCTATTGGCTACGGAAGCCCTCAGATGCGAACTGCGGCGATAGACGAAACAATGAGCATATTTGGCTCGCTCGATGAACAAGGTCGCATCAATCTTTTGCGCGATCGCATTGCCTGTCGTTTTGGGCAGGAGGTCGTTGACCGCTACTTGCCGCCTCCGAACACCAATCTTCGCCCCCCGTTGGATTACAAAATTGCGGTTTTGGAAAACGCGACCATGTCGAGCGGAAGCCCGATACCTGTCAGCCCAGGAGAAAATCATTTCATTCACGCGGGCACTCATTTGCAAGCCCTCGATCAACTCGATCAAGCCATTGCGTCTGGTCAGGCGAATCCGCAAAACGCGCTTATGGCGATGCAGAACTTCTTGCCACATACTCAAGAGCACGTTGCCGCTCTAGGGCAGGACTTGGTACGCAAAGACCAAGTTGCGCTAATGACTCAGCGCCTCCAACAACTCGGGGCAAGTTCCAAGCGGTTGCAGGACGAACTGCAAGCTCAGGCTGAGAATGAGCAGAAAGGTGCAGAGGCCGAAGCGCAGAGGCAGCAGACCGCTATGGAAGCTGATTACCGAGCGATGCAGGATAAGATCGCTAAGATGGAACAGCTAAGTCCAGAAGCCCAGCAAAAGCTTCTTGAGAAGAGGGCCGATATGCAGATGAAGATCGAAAAACACCAAATTGAAATGCAGATGAAAGCCGCCGCGTCGCAGCAAAAAATGATTCTTGATGACGCGGTGGCTGCATCGAAAGTTAGATCAACTTCTTCAGTTGCAAAAGTCCCGCCACAGGTGTAATAACCATCTAACCTCTATGAGAGACTACAAACGCGAATACGAAACGTATCATGCCAACCCCGAGCAGAAGAAGCGACGAGCGGGCCGCAATGCAGCTCGCCGCAAATTGACTGCGGAGGGGAGAGTAAAAAAAGGCGACGGGATGGATGTAGATCACCGCAACCATAATACGCTCGATAATAGCCCCGCCAATTTACGCGTACTGAGAGCTAAAGTAAATCGATCCCTGCAATGATGTTAAAAAACATTCTGACTGACGCTGCCAGATGGGCTAAGTCGGGTTTCGCAATAGCGAAGGCGGAGACAATTAAGGAACGGCTTGAAAAATGTAGTGGCTGTGAATTTTGGGATAAGAAGTCTTACGGAGGCTCTGGGAAGTGCCTTGTATGCGGGTGCAGCACTAAAGCCAAACTCGCGTTAGCAACATCCAAATGCCCTAAACAAAAGTGGTAAAATGACAATCGAACAATTCCGAGGCAATGAAGTGATGGTGACTTCTTTTGCATCTCTACTAAAAACAAACGAGTTCCAGGTCGCACTTGCTATTGTGCGAGAGCTAGGCATACCGCGAGAGACGGGGGCTCCTGCCGGAGCTACTTTTGCGGAGTGGAACAGCCATCAAAACACGAGGCGCGAGGGGTTCCACCTCGCTTTAGACTCGCTACTCGCCCTAGGGACGCCAACTCCCAAACGCCGAAATGACCGCGATCTCATGCCGTCGCTGTCTAAGGAAGATTAACTTTTATGTCAGATACCAACGAAAACACACCCGCCAACGAAACATCCGCTGAAAACCTTCAAGGTAACGGAGGAATGATGAGCTTTGACGCTGCTTCGGGCATCGCTGAAGCATTTGAAAAACTACAAATCGCTCCAGAACCGCCTGCGGCTGAGCCTGAGCCCAGCGCGCCTGAGCCTGAAAAGTCTTACGCAAACGACCCCGTCGAGCGGACACGCGTTTTAGACGAGGCGAGCCGAAGGCTGCGTACCGCCGCTAAGTCAGATAAAGAGGCTTCCGTAGAGTCTGAGCCCGAAAGCTCCGAGGAGCTACCTAAAGAAGCCGCCTCTTTGAAGAAGTGGGCGGTCAACATGAAGAAGGATTGGAAGGCTGAAAGAAGTCGCCGAGAAGAATTAGAGGCTAAAGTAGCGGAGTTAGAATCAGGACGTAGCGCGGACGCGCCCGAAGAAGTCCAGCGTTTGCGAGCGCAAAATGAAGAGTATGAGCGTGAGCTTCAAATCGCACGCGTAGAGGCTACGCAAGAGTTTAAAGACGCGGTGGTAGCTCCCATGCAACAAGTCAGGAACTCGATAGACTCGTTTGCGGCTAAGTACGAAATAGCGCCAAAGGAAATCTATGAGGCTCTTTCAGATGATGACGCGAGTGCCCGCGCTGATAAACTCAGCGACTTAGCGGCAGGAATGAATGACCGCGATAAATACTCTCTCTACGAGCTTGAAAAGCAGTATTTAGCCGTCGAAGCCACCCGTGAAAAAGTAGTGAGCCACGCCAAGCTCGCGCTTCAAAAAATCCAAGAGCACCGCGAGGAGGAAGCAAAACTTCAGCATGGCGAGGCTAAAAAAAGATACAGCGCAGCGTTTAACCAAGTATGGGAGATCACTCAGCAAAATCTGCCTATGCTTCGACCTATCGAGGGGGACAATGAGTGGAACTCGCAGATCAATGGAATCGTGGAGTATGCAGCCAACCCTAATTTCGAGGGTTTAGACGACACAGAGCGAGCAAAAGTCGCCATCCGTTCGGCAGCAGCACCGCTTTTAGTGAATCAGTTTCTTCAGCTCTACGGAAAATACCAGGAGCTTGAAAAAGCGATGAGCAAATATCAAGCAGTCACCCCTAGGGCGGGCGGCGGCACCTCCCCTAGCGCGGCCCCAAAAGAGGAGTTCGAGGGTTTCCTTGAGGCGATTAGCGCCAAATTAAATACTTGAAAATAGCACGTTGACGGTTACGCGGTTATTATGCTAATTTCTCTTCGACGCTGCTTGCAGGCGGTTAATCTGCATGTTGACGCTGGTTACGGCGGTAAAAGTAACAAAACTTAGTATCGCGGTTTAATAACCACGCAACCCAACATTCAGATAACCAACTAACATAATAATAATATGGCAGCATTACAAAACATTGAACAACTCTTCGTAGAGTGGGGCGGTCTTATCCGCAACAACGTCGCGAAGAACATCGTAACCTCAGACTTCTATCTCAAATATCTTCCAAAAGATAAATGGGTTGACGGTCAGGGCAACCAAATCAGCTACCCCATCTACGAGCGTTCGCTCTCTAGCGCAGCGATCAATACTCCAGGTGGCGTAACTTTTGAAAACTGGACCTCGTCCGGTGGAGATGGCGACAATGCCACCAAGAGCGGAACCTACACAGCGAGCCCCACAAACTCCAACGTCGTTGGCGCTAATGGCGGTCCTCTTTCCCGTAGTGGAACGCTTGGCGGCGGTAGCAACATCGTAGGTCAGAAGATTGATTCTTTCGGCGTAACGATTCGCACCATGTCGCTCAAAAAGGCGGCTCTGAATAGCCCTGACATCTGTCTGGACGATCTTCAGTTCGCATGGCAGGTCGAAGACCAAGTCAAGAACGTCGTTCGCGTCCTCTCTGAGAACACGAAGTATGTCTGGACGAACACCTACCAAGACGAATACGTAGAAGCTTGTGGTCACAAATCTGTCGCTAAGGCAGGCTACGACCCCTTGACATCCTCCTTCGCGCTCACCCCAGCTACGAGCAAGCTCACTTGGGGCATCCTCGAAGCGATCTACGAGCAACTCGGCTACCAAGGCGGCTCGATCAACCCGTTCAAACGCGTTGACGAGATGACCCCAATCTACGCTGCTGTTGGCGAACGCTACACGTTCTCCGACCTCAAGCGCCAAGACGCCAATGTTCGTGACGACTATCGTTACGCTTACATGGGCAGCGGCGACAGCAATCCAATGATGGCTGCTCCTGGTTTGAACACCATCACTCGCGGCTTCCAATTCTTCACCGTGGAGCTTCCTCCTCGCTACGAATTCGACGCTGTAGCTGGAGCTTGGGTGCGCGTATACCCTTACGAGCCAATCGCAACGAGCCGTGGAATGAAGTGGGAGATCAGTGCCCGCTACAAAGCCGCTCCTTACACCGACACCGTCATCTACCATCAAGATGTGATGAAAGTTCTCACGCCTTCCGCTCGCACGAGCAAGGGTGGCGGAATGACCTACAACCCATCCTACTCATGGGCTGGTGAGTTCGTCTGGCGCAACATCCCCGACCGCGACTCCAACATCGATGGATCGACAGGCTTCTTCCGTGCGCTTTACGCCTACGGCACGAAGGTTGAGCGTCCCGACCTCGGATTCGCAGTCCGTCACTTGCGCTGCAACGACCGCGCTAATGACTTGACCGATTGCGCTGGCGACCACGTCTGCCCACCAGCAGTCTAAGTCGTAGCTTCAACATCCGCCTCCGGCCCTAGGGTCGGGGGCGGCATTGAGGTTGTGATGAACACGCCTTTTGCAGTAAAAAATTATGGCTTATCTTAAATTCCCAATGCCGGAAGGTTTCACGCCACCAGAAGGTGCCGAAAAAGGTACCTTCGAGGCACTAGCAACACTTGAGATGGAGGAGGGTGGAACTCTCTGCCTCGTAGCAATCGATGGAATCCCACTCGGGTCAGAAGAATCCGAAGAGCCCGCGCCCGAAGGAGACGAGTATGAAGAGGCTACGGCCCCTGATACAGGCGACTTTGAGAAGGCGATGGCAATGGGAATGTCACGTTAAATTAGAAAAACTAAAAATATGTTTGAAGCAGCAGCAGCAGCACTAGCAACCAAACAACTTCAAAAGGGCATCTCCCCTGGCGTACAAGCGAGTGGCCCTTTCAAAAAAATAATCTCGCAAGCTCAAGGGAGAAACATCCCCCGCGTTTCTCTCACAAAACAAAAAGCGCAAAATGTACGCGCCGCAACAGTGGCAGCGACGATGTAAAACATGATAAATGACAAACTCAGGCTAGTTGACGGTTTCCGTGGCTTACCTGGGGGTGTCGATGGTAGCCAAGACCCCGAACTCACGCCTGCCACATCGGTTTACCATGCAGAAAATGTAATATTCCGAGGCGGGTCCGGCCCTAGGACGCGCTCTGGATTTACCTACGTCAAGCTGGAAGGTGCTGGGGCCTTCTATGGAGCAACTAATGTTCAATGTGCTGCCGTTTTTGAACCGCCCGACCGCGACCCCGTAATTGTTTTAGTCGTTGATGGCACAGTTTTAGTAGTAGACGTCCGCACTAAAATTTGTACGAGGGTTGCTAAAACTGAGGACGGAAAATCCCTTGAGCCGTTCACTAACAGAACTAAGCCTTGTTACGCCTGCCAAGTCGAGGAGTTTCTTGTCATACAAGATGGTTCTACCTATAACGAGGGCTGGACTAACGGGCCGAAAATTTTAAGTTTTAAGAGCGACGGCACTCCTTTCTTAGAGCTGACCTCTAAGTATTGCCAAGGTAACAAACTGACGCGTATGCCGTCTGGGGCTCAAATGGTTTATGGGCAGGGAAGATTATTTGTAGCGAGTGCTTCCGGTAGAGAAATTATAGCTGGCGACATTGCTTTTGGTGGAAGTCTACAAGCAACTTCGATAGTCACTTCAGCGCCGGAAACAGTAGGGCGCACAAAAGTAACAACCGCAGCAGCTCACGACTTTATTGTAGGGGACTATGTAACTATTACGGGGCATAGCAACCCGATTAACTCTTCGTTTAGGGTTGAGGCAGCACCTTCAAAGACTGAGTTTTCTATAAATGCTACAACTACTGCTGAAGGGGCTGGGGGGTACGCAACTGAGTTTACTGCGGGTAAATCTAGTGATGCTTTAAATTTTAGTGAGACCACTTTTATTAACGAGGGTGGTAATCTGCTGATCCCTCTCTATATGGGGCCTATTAAGTTTTTAACTTTTTTGCCAGTCCAAGACGTAGCTACAGGTCAAGGGGATTTGATTGCGATGGGCGCGAATGGCGCGGTTAGTTTCTCAGTGACGGTACCGAGAGATAAATGGAAGGAAACAGTAGGATTTCAGCGCGTGCTATTTTCCGACATTGGATCACTTTCAAGTTCTAGTGTTTGCATAAATGGGGACATTTATTTTCGTTCTAGGCAGGGAAATGGGATTCGCACTTACCGAAGCGCCCGATCGGAGTTTGGGGGGTTTGGCATGGCTCCGATCTCCGCTGAGTTAGACCGTGTGTTTTCACAGGAGACAATCTCCTATTTATCACAAGTTTCAATGATTCATTTTGATGATCGGCTATTGATTACTTGCGATCCCGTCAAAACAAACAACAAGCTAACCTACAAGGGCATAATACCACTAGATTTTAGACCTTGCTCTGTAAATAATGGTAAGACGGGAGCAATTTACGACGGGGTCTGGAGGGGCTTATTAGTTGTTCAGCTACTAAAAATAACCCTAGATAGTGAGGACCGTGCCTTTGCAATATGCTACCACGATAACCTGTTTCAGATGTGGGAAATAACTAAAGACGCGTATGTGGATAAAAATCCCCAAGAAAAGGATACTGCAATCAAGTCTTTAGTTCTCACAAGGGGGTATGAATTTGAATCCCCATTCTCAGAGAAGAAGTTATTGCATGGAGATTTGTGGTTTAGTGATTTGGGCGGGGTGAGCACTAAAAAATTTGAAGTGGATTTAAAGTTTCGGCCTGACTCAAACCCGAATTGGACTGACTGGGGAAACTGGAACCTGTGTTTCACTGAAGGGGCTACTGGGGCTGCTCGTGGGTATTCTGAACTGAGGGCCGCTGTCCCGCCTGAAGGGAGCAATGGTTTTACTAAACGGTTAATTGGTCGAGGCTACGACTTTAAATTGCGGATCGCATGGCGTGGGCGGGGGAAACTTGAAAAGCTAATATCTCACGCAGTTCAGACGGTCGAGGCTGTCGGGGCAAGTTCGGTTGAGGATTCTTGCATTCGCGTCAACCACGACAGCATTACTGACACGCTCGACTACAAGGCTTGGGAATTTGACGGAACCATTACCCCGTATTCAATTTTACTACTAGTCGGGGGAACGGACTTTTTAATAACAGAAACCAATGACCTTATATCAGGAGAGCTAGAATACATATCTAATTAAGTTTTATGGCAAACAAAACAATTTCACAACTCACTGAAAAACCCATCCCCGAGGTGTCGGACTATTTTGTTGTTTGGGACTCTAGCACGAGTCAAACAACAAAACTTAAAGCTGAGAACCTCGATAAAATCATATACCGAACGGCGCGTACAAATACAAGCGTCGCGGCTGCAAAAATGATTCCTATTACCAGCTCTGCGGGGGTGACCGAGGATATTGTATTTGAAGATTTTAACAGCAAGCTTATTATCGAGACGGCTAACCTTAAAGCAAACGCAATAACCTCCGATAAGTTAGCTGCGAACATTCGCGAGTCACCGTGGATTGAAAAAATCACTACCTACCAAGCTGTTGAGTATGATCGTATTTTGGCAGATACTTCGGCAGCGGCCTTCACTATAACACTGCCAAAAACCCCAGCGGTGTATGAGTGGTTAATAATCTCGGATGTGAGGCGGACTTGGGACACGAAAAACCTGACTGTGAAAAGGGATGCAAAGACGACGCTCATAAATGGCTTGGCCGAAGACCTTGTGTGCGATGTGACCGCAGAACTCATTTTGCGATACGAGGGCAATGTTGACGGCTGGAGGGTATACGCTTATGGCTACTAGTTTTACAGATGCGTGTGACGCTCTAGCAAGCTGCGTCGATAACGGGGTGGCGAGTACCGATACGCGGGTGGCTAAAAGAGTCAATGAAGCCCAACGCAGGCTGATTGACCAGTATAATTTCCTTGTGAGGAGAGAGGAATTACAAAGCACCCAGCTTGTCTACGCGCCGAACCCCACTAACCTTATCTTCGATAATATCGATGCGACAAAGGTGATGATCTTATCACTCTGGCGTGAAGAGAATAATGAGCTGGAGATGGCGGCGGTGCTAGAGAAGAAAGCGATAGATATGGTCGAGCGCGACATCTTGCAAGCCGTGGAAACAGATAGGCGGGGAAAATATCAGACCCTCGAAGCAGGAACAACTACACCATACAATACTCTAGGCGGACTAGTCGGTAGGCTCGGGCTAGAGATAATACCAAGATACCGGATAGCCCCAGATAGAATGCGTTCATACGTCCGCGCTAGTTACCGCATGGCAGTAGACCATCATAACTACATAGTTCGTAGAGAGTCGCTGCACCTCCCAGCGATTACCGATAATACCCTTCCTTTTGACAGTTCAGAGTTAAAAATATCTCCAGAAATTATCCGAGAATTAGTAATCAACCAAGTAACCCAAGATAACACATAATATGGCACAAGACGCCTCGCTGCGAAATGCAGCAGACCCAACAAAAATATCTGCCTTTGACCTCATCGAGCGCAACATTATGCGCGACGTCGAGGGAGATCGCAAAACTCAGTTCCAAGGTCTCGAGTCATCAGGCAACCAAAATACTTTCGGGGGGTTGGTAGGTCGAATTGGCTTGGAAACCTTTGACAAATATGGAAGTACTGTGTCGCGGGTGGCGAGCTATGTAAACCAAGCACATCAGATGTCGATCGACCACCATAACTTTCTCGTCCGCCGCGAGGAGTTAAACGAAACGGGTGCAACGGAAATGACGTTTGTTGCTAAAGACATTGCCAATCCCACGGATAAAGCATTCACGTTTGACGCTAGGGTTCCTTCTGAAGTGATCCGAATGCTTTCGGTTGCCCTTATGATGATGGACGCGGGGGTGCCAATATCGGAATCCGTAGGCATGAAACAGCAGGCAGTAGCCCTCATCGAAAGAAATGTAGTCACTGCGGTAGAGAAGGCTCGTCGGGGGGTATTTCAACTTCTTGCTACTGCGTCTAACCAGAATACATTTGGCGGACTGGCAGGTCGCATTGGCCTTGAGACCGTAGCTCGCTACCGCCTCTCTGCGGATCGTATCAAATCCTACATCAATCAAGCTTACCAATCAGCGATAGACCATCACAACTTTATCGCTCGCCGCGAGACGTTCGACCGGGCTGCGTTGACGTTTACTGCCCTCACAGCAGATACCGATGTATTCTCAAACGTCATCCCCGCCGAAGTTGTTCGGCTGATCGTGCTGTCCTACATCCAGAACGATCAGGCTGCAACTCCAACGGCAGGCCCCCTAACCGCATTGGCAGAAAGACAATCGTAGCATGGAGTCACAACAACCGACAGATAGGTACCGTTCAGAAGCTTTTGATCTTTTAGAGCGCAACATTGCTGCTGCTGTCGAAAAGGATCGCAGTAGCGTGACGGGAGACGTCGGCAGGCTTCATAACGAGCTTCCAGATGGACTTAAATTTCCTACGGCGCGGTTGACGACATTGCTCGCCCAAGCGAGTACGGAAGCAGCCGCTCAGTTGGAGTTTCTTCAACGGCGTGAGGAGTTGGACGGGACAGGCGTTACGCTAGTCATCTCTTTCGAGGTGAAGAAGAAACTCGTTGAAAGCTACCTCGCTACCTCCCAAGCGGCTGTCGAAATTGCGACCGCTGCCAAGCAAGAGGCGGTTGCAATTATTGAAAGGGATGTCACCGCAGCGGTTGAAAAGCTACGCAAGGCCAAGACGGGCGACGAGGGGCGACTCCACAACGAGCTTGTTTTGGGATTAACTGTCCCGACTGCTCGTATGACTAAGCTTTTAAACCAAGCGGTATCTGACATAATGTCGCACCAAAGCTTCTTGCAGAGGGGCGACGATGATTTGATGGCCCCGCCAGCGGCAACTTTTGAACAGAAGAAGGCACTCGTTGAGAGCTACCTAGCTAGTTCTTCTGGGTCTACGGATCAGGCGAATGTTTTGAAGAAAGGCGCACTAGAGTTTGTAGAGCGCGACTATAAAGCCCAAGTAGAGTCAACTCGCCGTGATGATAGGCTCGCTCTTTCTCTGACGGCACCAACTTCATTCGGATACCACTGGGGGAGAATCGGACTAGGGTTTGACGGCGTGTTGGGTTTTTCCAATAACCTCATCAAGCAAGCCGTTACTTCGGCGGAGGAATCTCTTATGAACGCGGGGAAGTGGGTCGGAACCGTGGCAGAATACACGCTCACGTTGAGCGCGAGCGGGGAAGTGTTTTTGCCGCGTGAGATTGATACGGTTCTCTTTACCTCGTTTGACGGGGACCCTCGCCCTGTGCATGATAGGTATGCGGGATATATGAGAGGGGGTAGTGGGGTTAAGTCGCTAGATAATACAGGCAGAAGCGGATTCTCTGACTTGGGAAATGCGGTTGACCCTGCGGACGGAAAAACAAAACGAAAATACTTTGTGTCCGTTCCCACTGAGGGAGAGCAGACTGAGGTTCGCTACCTAGCAAAACGGAGGTTTGTTCCGCACGTTTTAGATACAGAGAAAATGTATTTAGACAACTATAGTGCAGTGGAACAGGCTGCACTGGCAATCTTAACGCAGGGCAAGATGGGGGTTTTTGAGTCCGCTAAAAAACTCCTCGCGGACCAAGTCGCTCAAGATTTTTTCAAGTCTCAGATTTGGAGCCCTAGGAAGATAAATTCATTGCGGTAGGTGTATTATCTGCTAAGGTTAATAACATGGAACTCACGCCTTCTTCAAGCCCTAAAATTGAAGCTTACAATAAGCTGGAGCTTGAGTTGACTAAACTCGAACAGGTTAATTTTAAATACGTCCATCGGTTTACACCTGGTTTATATGCGCGAGAAATGTTTATCCCGAAGGGAACTTTGCTTGGTGGCGCTCTGCACAAGACCCAGCACATGTTTGTGATTTCAATGGGCGAAATATCTACTTGCGACGTGTCGGGTAATGTCGTGCACATGAAAGCCCCGTTTACAGGGATAACTGAAGTGGGTACGCGGAGGTTTGGTTTTGCTCACGAAGATACAATAATGACTTCGTTTCACGCAACTGACGAAACAGACCCAGACAAGATCGCGGAACAAATAGTTGATATGCGAGCGAATCCCCTATTAAGCGAGTCTGACGTAGCTGCGATGCCTTTGTGGACTCGTAATCACACAACAATTATTGAACCTAATTTAATAGAGCCCTAAACCATGCCTAGTTGCCTTACTCGCCATCCAGAAGAAGTATTATTTAATAAACACCCGCAGCAGTTCTTTATGTTCCCAACCCTTGGGGCTGCGGTCGGAGCCTTAGCTATTGGTACGGTTGTTGCTGGAGTTGCAACGGCAGGAGCGGCGATGTATACCGCAAATAAACAAGCGGAAGCTAGTGACCGAGCGAACAGGGCGGCTGCAAAAGCAACGGCAGCTTCTAAGAAGGAATCCCTAGCCGCTTCTAAGGAGGGGTTTAAAGAAACGAACGCGCTTCTCGAAACCTATCGTCCCGCGCAGGAAAAACTAACAACGAGATTCGGGGGCGGGCTCAACGCTAACGTCGATAAGTATGCCGAAGACACGGATGCGGCTATCTACGCGTACAATAAATCGGTATCCGAACTTGCAGGGAAATCTGATGCCAACGCAAGTGCGTTTGCTCTGCGGTCTAAAAATCTAGCAGCGGAATCCGCTGATGAGACATTTAATTATAATAAATCAAAATTTGAAGAATTTTCTGCGTTTGCAGATAAGATTAGCACAGAGAACCAAAAAACTCGTCAAGACTTAATTAACAACGCAAACCCTTTTTGGCAGGCTCAAAAACAGCAAGCGGCGACTGATAACATGCAAGCGGCACAAGGCATTCTCTCGGCTGACGCTACGGCTCAGGCTGCGCGCGCGGGGGCCCAAAGCTCCCTGGGTAGTGGGGCGCTCGGCAGCGCCCTAGGGAGAAACCTAGTTGGTCGCGACTTGGGGCTAGGCGCAATGGATTTAAAAGACCGAGCCCAGAAAAATATGTTGGCGTGGTCCGATGAGATTTACAATAAAGAAGTCGCAGGGACTCAAGTTGGCGTTGGAGACGTGTATAACACGAATGGGCTTAATGTTCAGCAAGTGTATAATAACAATCAGGCAAATAACTTGGCGGCTCTCGGAGCCCAGAATGCAGGGCTTCAATATAGCATGACCGGACTGAATAACGCACTCTCCACAAAGGGGGCTTCGGCTACAAACACCATGACAAGTCGCAATGCAGCCTTGAGCCAAGCGTACACGCAGGAGTCCGAAGTCCTTCGTGATTACCTCTCGGGGAAAGTAGGTGCGGTCACGGATAGGACGAATGTCAAACTTGGCGTAAGCTCGCAAGGGCTTTCAAATTCTTACGCTAGTGCGAACCGCACGCTCCAGAGTGGTCTAGCGAGCGCCCAACTGATCGGGGGCGCAATCTCAACAATCGGGGGTTCAGTAGGTGGCGCTATATCTGGTGGCGCATTTAGCGGTGGTGGTGGTGGATTTTCATCATACGGACAGATGCAATCAGCCACCGCGCCAGGCACAACAGGCAGCTACACTAATTCGGGATGGGTGCCAAAAGCAACAGCAGCGTGAAACGTGAACTTGAACTCCAAATCCTTAATTTATACAGGCTCTACCCGCAGACGCGATCCTTCGCGGAAGAAGTCGGGCTTACCGCGTGGAATGGGGTCGTCGTCAACACCGAGGATTTCTTTTTGCTCACCCGCCCAGTGGACATTTACGACCCTGAAGAAAGGTGGCGTGATGCGTCCTACACATACAATAGGTCGCGTCAGAATTGCTGGTTTGTCACAATATATGGTGGCATCAGTCAAAAAAACCCTTTTAGTTTTGTCCCCTATGCGTTGCCTTTGGTTGCGTGGAGTAGGCGAAACAATCCCGCTCGAATCTACGAAGCCGTCAAAATCCAAAAACGATGCGACTTACTGACCACGAGAACAATCCCATCCTTTCGGGCGTCATAGTCTGGTTTGGCGGCGGGAAACCAAAAGCCCCCAAAGGGCCTTGGTCTGCTTCAAAGGAGGAGTTTGAAGCTGCTTCAGCGGAGGGGTTTAAAGACACGAATAAGTTACTGGAAACTTATCGTCCCGCGCAGGATAAACTGACAGCACAATTTGGAGGCGGGCTCAACGCTAACGTCGATAAGTATGCTTCGGATACTGATACCGCGCTTCTGCGATACAACGAAGCGGTTGCCTCACTTGCAGGAAAATCTGACGCCAACGCAAGTTCGTTTGCTCTGCGGTCTCAAAATCTAGCGGCGGAATCCGCTGATGAGACATTTAAGTACAACTCAAGTAGACTTAGTGATTTTACTTCATTTGCGGATAAGCTAAGTGCCGAGAATCAAACAACCCGCCAGAAGTTAATAAACAACGCGAATCCGTATTGGCAGGCTCAAAAAGACCAAGCGGGGGCAGACAACCTTCAACTGCAAAAAGGTATTCTACCAGCGGACATTGCACTTCAGTCAGCTCGCTCTGGAGCCGAAGGGCTGGTGCAGAGTGGAGTCGGCTGGGGCGCGCTAGGGGCAAACCGAGTGGCTCGCGACTTTGGGTTTACGAGTCTGGACCTAAAACAACGGGGGCAGCAAGGCGCATTGGCGTTGCAGAGCCAGATTTACAACCAAGAAGTAGCTGGGACTCATGTTGGTAGCTCAGACGTGTATAACACGAACGGACTTAACTCCCAGCAGGTCTACTCGTACAACCACCAGAATAATATGGGGTTGTTAGCCGCTCAAAATGAGGGACTTCAATATAGCATGACCGCGCTAGGGAATACGCTTTCGGCTAAAGGAACCGCCGCAACAAATGAGATGTCAGCACGAAATGCAGGGCTCTCTCAATCTTACACGCAACAGTCTGAAGTCCTTCGCGATTACATGGCTGGAAAGGTCGGCGCAGTCACGGATAGGACAAACGTCAAAGTCGGCGTGGCTTCGCAAGGGCTTGCAAACGCGTATGCTAGTGCCAATAGGGAATTGCAAAGTGGTCTAGCTACTGCTAACATTATAGGAAACACAGTGTCTTCTATCGGGGGCTCTCTTATAGGAGCTTTTGTCGGGGGAGCCTTCTCAGGAGGGGCCTTCTCAGGGGGTGCAAACAGTTCCACTTACGCGGCCCAACAGCAAAAAGGGGCTACCTCGATGCAGGACTTAAATCTTTCAGGGATACAACGGTAAACAATCAAACTATAAAACATTATGCCATTCGGAAGCCTCGGAGTTAGACCACAACCAGTAGTAGAACAGCAAATCCCAAACTATGCCCAGTGGGACTGGGACATGGGAGGGAAGGCTCAAAAGGCTATGGAGTCAACGCATAAGATGACTCAGGATGCACAGAATCAGCCGCTTCTCAGGCAGAAGCAGTCGCTCGAAAATGAGCTAGAATCAGCGTTATTCCCGACAAAGTTGACCGAGATGACGGCAAAAATAGAGCAAATGAAGGCCGATACGAATTATCGTAATGCAATGGCTCAAAAGGCGCTCGGCGAGGTTTCAACTAGTAACAATATAGCGAGCGGGGGCAGATATGCTGACTTTATCTCTAAGAAATTGAGCTTGCAGAATCTTGGCATGCCCTCTGGCTACACCCCTATGGACTCGGATGAAAAAGCATCTCTTTTCAAAAACAACACAGGAGGCTAAATTATGGCTTGGAACTTAATAGATACACTTAATAGCGACTTAAAAACTGAAAACTTGTTTGATGGTCTTCCTGAAAATGCCAAAAAACTCTCAGGTCAAGCTCTGCCGCCTGAAAAGGTTCAAGAAATCGCAGCGCCCCCGCGTTTAGACGATTCGCCTGAAAGCATTCGATGGGCTCGACTCAAACAAGACGTAGGGCAGGCACAAGTTTTTAATTCTGCGAAACCTGTTTCAGAGATAGGGGTTTTTGATTCTATCCCCGCAGTGGAGAAGACTCAATTTACTGAGGCCCAGCCGGTAAGGGAAGAGGCACGAAAAGCAACCCTCGGAGAAGTTTTTAATCAAGGTGTAGGGCATGTACGGGATATTGAAGCCTCGTTCAAAGCCAATAACTACGGCAAAGATGGAGAAAAGGGAGAAAATACCGCAGTTCACGCAGCTTGGAAGGCCGCGTATTTGGAAAAACTGAGTTCGCACGTCGAGGATAATTATGGGATTCCGAGGGATCAAGTGGGGACTATTTTTGCTACGCTCGCAAAAACGAACGGCGGTTTCCGAACGGCCCGAGAAATGGATGAGATCATCAAAATCCAAAAAGAGGGCGTGTCGTTTACGGGAGTGGACGGCGAAGTTACGGTCGGCCCTGATGAACCTTGGGAGGTAGCACTTGGAGCTTACAAGGCAAAACAAACGGCGGCACTTCGCGGGAAAGAGCCAGTAGACCTAGTGAAACGGACGGGAGAAATTCAAGGGGTTTTAAAAAACGCTACTGACGCCAACGGAGAGCCTCTCCCAGGTCAAGAAGCAGTTTTCGATAACGCTCTCAAGGCACTTGCTCAACTAAACGGAATCCCCACAGAAACGAGTCAATATGGATACGGGGTCGGGCGGCTTTCTAAACAAATGAGTGAGTTTCAAAACGCTCAGGCGGTTGAAGCTGCATCCTACGGTGGTGTAACTTCCGATCAGTTCGGCGCAAGAATCTCTGAACTGCAAATTCAAATACAGGAGAAGGCGATTAAGGATGCGCCCACCTTTAATACCATTGATGAAAGGGCGAAGTGGCTTTCAAATAGAGAAACAGCGGGCCTCCCATTCTTTATGGGTATAGGCGGTAAAAAAGCTCTGGTGAGGGCAACGGGGGAGCCAAATATAGTGGAAGAATTTGTATCACAGGGGAAATCAGGGTCGCCTGAAATGATAAAGCATGACTTAGCAGCTTCACCTAAAATTGAGCCTGAGAAACCTAAGAGTGAATTTACTGGTGCGGGCGAGTCGGGTCAAAGAGTGAGAAGAGGCATCGGAAAAGTCGGTAACGCGTCATCAGCGGCCTTGGACATGGTCGCAAATGCTATCTCAGACATCCCGTCCCAAGCAGCGAACGCGGCTTCAGGTGTAGCTGAATTCGGAGCTGGAGTTGCTGGCTATAACATAGATGTCCCAGAAGTTAATACCCCTGCCCGATTAAAAAACCCCTTTAGGGATGACCGATGGTTCGGGCATGGCGTTCCGACTGTCGAACAAATCCGTAAAGATCAGGAGATGATTGCTAAAAGGAAGAAAAAATAAATAAAATGCTAACTGATAAAGACTGGGCTAAATCTCCGTTGACTCGCGAGGAGTTGGGTTGGGATGCGATTCCCGAACCGCAACCCGCTGATCAAAACACCCAAGTAGTTTCTACGAATTCCAAAGGCGAGATAATCAATGATCTGGAGGAGTATAGAAAACCTCCCCTCACCGCAGGAGAGTTCACGGGCAAGATGATAGGTGCGGGCGTAGACCAAGTTCAAGGACTTGGGTATGGCGCATTGGGTCTCGCTGGGGACATAGCCGAAGTCGAGGGGGTTAAGAACTGGGGCCTCGAAGGCTTTAACGAAAATATGCGGGCTGCTGCCCTCGCCAATAAAGAGGCAGGCATGGGCGAATTCTCTGACATCGAAGACGTGGGTGACGCTGCAAAGTGGGCCTACGGAACTTTCTTGCAGCAGGTCCCTCAACTCCTCCCGACGATTGCATTGGGTGGCGCAGGAGGTATAGCGGGTAAGCAGCTTGCGAAGGGCTTCATAACTAGCGCCATGCAAAAAGGAATCGCTTCAGGACTAACTGAGGAGGCGGCAGCAGCAGCAGTCGCTAACGCAGTCGCTTCCCGTGGTGGAATGAAGTGGGCGGCACGTCGGCTCATGGAAGGTGGGTTCACCAGGGAAGCCGCTGAAGGTTCCCTAGGGCAGATAGCCAAACGACAAATGGCTCCCGTAGCGGGTGTCGCAGCAGGCAACATTGCAACAGGTATCGGCATGGAGACCGGATCAATCTACGGAGAAACCGAAGACGCTGGTCTAGCATTGAAGTACGGAATCCCTGCTGGTATGATCGAGGGCCTCACTGATTCAATTATTGGCTCGCCGTTTGTTAGACGGGCGTTCGGCGTTAATGCCGTCAAATCAGTTGCGAAAGAGGAAGAAGCGTCGCTCCTTAAGGACTTAGGGAAGGGCGTTGCAAAGGGGCTTGCAGTAGAAGGCCCGTTGGAAGAGTTGCCGCAGACTTACCTTGAGCAACTAGCTAACCTCGAAAAAGACCCGAACCATTATGGCCCTGGAGGCATCGATAGTGAAATGGCAAAGCGGGAGCGCATGAACGCGATGGCGGCGGGGTCACTTATTGGCAGCGCCATTGGTGGGGCTGGTGGGGTAGTTAAGCATTTAGCTCCCCTGACCACTAGTGCGGTTATGCAAAAGTTTACCGATCCCGAGACGGGAAAGACAGACTTTACCGAGAACCCCACAGCAGAAGAAAAAATCCCATCTGGGGAACTTCTCTACGATAACGATTCGGTTGACATTGACGGAGTCACCATGCGTCGGTGGAACATTGAAAAGACGGGGGACTCAGGGTGGGCAGTAGAAAATGCACCACAGGAAACTCTGGATAAACTCGCAGCGGCTAAGAGCGGCGTCGTCTCCAATGGGAAGCTATTGATTTTTCCAAACAATGAAGAGGGAGCCACGCTCATTGATCGAGCTGAGACAGCAAGAGCGAGGGCCCTAGGGGAGCTTGACGACAAGGACGGGGACGGCATACCGGACAAAGAACAAGACGACAAAACTCTTACCCCATTAAAATTAACGAGAGGTCTCCCAGTCGAAGGTGCTGAATATGGGAAAGAGGTGGGGCTCTACGATGTATTCTCTAATGTTACGCGGGAGGTGGGTTCGACTGCGGTACTGCCCCCTTCTAAAATCAAGCCCGCCCCAGAGGCGCTAGGTAAGAGGGTTCAGTATGAGGGGTACGAAGGTGTCCTCTCGAATAACGGAGCAAGGTATCAAATTTTTGTAGATAAAGACACGGTTGTTGATCTCCCTGCGGATGCCGAAGTTGAGGTGGGGGTTCCATTGCCAGCTCCTCGCGGGGAGACGGCGCTTACGACTGCGGTTACTCCAGCAGATAGAGACATCGTCAAGGATTTCGGGATCGCTAAAGCCGAGCCGCCAAAAGAGGAGATGCCCCCTGAGCAGCAGCAGGGTATCGACGCTATCGGGGAAATATCAAAAGCGGTTCTTGACCGAGATGAAGTTGGAATCCTTGATTCAGTGGAAGAGGTCTCCAAAGTAGAGCCGCTCGATGAAAATGCCGTAGCTATCTTAGGGGATGCCCAGCGGTCGTTAGAAGACGCCATCACGGGGATCGAGGCGCGCAACCTGCCAAGCGCAGCAAAGGAAGCAGCAACCGCTCCGCTTTACGATAAGCTAGTCCAGATTGATCGGATTCATGGAGTCGCTGGCACTGAAGCCCCAGTTGAAGCTGCCCCAGTTGAAGCTGCCCCAGTTGAAGCTGCCCCAGTTGAAGCTGCCCCAGTTGAAGCTGCCCCAGTTGAAGCTGCCCCAGTTGAAGCTGCCCCAGTTGAAGCTGCCCCAGTTGAAGCTGCCCCAG